TTAGCCGGTAGCCTTCGCGGTCGTCGGGAGCTGCAACTCCTGGCGAACCGTTATATCTGTGCCGGTTTTTGTGCCGTCCCTGTTTGGCACGTACCCCAGATAAATCTCCGTCGTCTTGACGCTGCTGTGCCCCAGATGCTTGGACAGCGCGTAGATGTCCCAGCCGTTCTGAAGTGCCCGCACCGCAAAGCCGTGCCGCAGATCGTGGCACCGGAAGGGCCGGAACGATGTGCCGGCTTTCTGTGCCGACTCCTGTGCCGACTTCACCATCTGGGCAAACCGGGCGCTGACGTTCAGATACCGGCTGCCCTCGTCGTGCCAGAACACAAACTCCGATCCCAGGAAGCGGGGCAGGGCGTCCAGCATCTGCACCAGCGGCTGGTCCAGCCGAATCGTGCGCGGCCGGCTGGTCTTCGTTTTGGTGAAGGTGACGGTGCCAGCCTTCAGGTTGACCTGAGACCACGTCAGCCCGGCGGCCTCCTCCTGGCGGCAACCCGTGCCGTCGAGGAAGCGGACCATATGCGCGAACCGGCCGGGGCAGCGGGCAATGACCGCCTCCACGTCCATCCGCTCCGGCGGGTTGATCGGGTCCCGGCGTTCCCGCGTCATGCGACGGTTGAAGTCGCGGGCGGGGTTCGATTCGCACGCCCCCCACTCCAGCGCCGCGCCGACGACGGCCGATACCGCAGTCAGATCACGGTTGATCGTGGCGTTGGAAGCGCCGGCCTTCCGCCGGGCACTCACCAAGTCGCCGATCGTCTTCCGGGTGATCTGGTCGATGTAGAGCCCTTCCAGGTGCGGACCGCACTGGTTCAGGCTGACGGTGTAGCGCTTCAACGTTCCCGGCTTAACCGCGTGCGGCCCGACTTCCGTCAGGTACCGCACGACGGCAGCCTTCCAGCTTAGCCGCGACTCGCCGAAGTGGACGGCTGCGGTGAGTTCCGTCTTGAACTGCGTGAAGCGCCGCTCGGCTTCCTTCCGATCAGCCGTTCGTAAACTTCGTCGATGCTCGGTCCCGCCGGCTTGAATGCGGCACCACCAGACGGTGCCGCGCTTGTAGAGATTGGACGGCATGTTGCTTTCACCTCTTGGTCTTTGATCCAGCGCCGGAGCTGATCGGGGTCGAACGTCCAGCGCCCGCCGAGCATGGCGGCGCCAGGGACCTTTCCGCCAGAGGCCAGATACTGGACCGTGCGAATCGATAGGCCGGTGATCTCAGCGGCGCGGGCAGACTGGATCCGCTCAGGGTCAGGCATGGATCACCTCACCAGCAGGGGCTGCACCAGCCCGTCGCGATAGACCAAATCGAGCGGCACGTCGCCGGTCGGTTCGTCGCCATCCCAGCCCTGCGGCCAAGTCTCGGCGGCGATCAGCTCCCGGATGCGCGCCTCTTCCTCAGCGTTCAGCAGGTCGACCGTCGGGCGGCCAAGCCGGCCGGCGGCCTCGTTGCATCGGCCCTGGATGTCGAGCACCCGCTCCAGCGCCATCCGCCGGCCGTCCAACGTGATCGGGCCCATGCGCTGCTTGTTCTTGCCGGCAGCGATGTTGCCGGCCTCGTCCAACCCGGTCTTGCGGAGCCGCCACTGCGGCTTGCGCAGTTCCCGATAGACGAGAGGCTTCAGGTCGGCCAGCGGTCGGAGATAGGACCAGCGCGGCGAGCGCAGCACCGTCTCCAGCGCGAGGTCGCGGCTGGCCAGCGGACAGCCGATGCAACCGGTCCGGGCGTTGACCTCCTCGGCCTCGTCACCGCCATAGGCATCCGCCACATCGGCCGTTGCCCAGCCCAGCGCCGGGGCTTCGAACATCAGCCAGTCCCAGACCTGACAGACCCGCCAGTGCAGGATGGGCGCGAGGGTGGCGATGCGGCCGCGGATGCCGGCAGCGTCGGGAAGCACCTCCTGGTACCAGCCCTGGCCGCACTCGGCGCCGTCCTTGCCGCAGCTGACGGCGATGCGGGCATCGCGCGCCGCGGACTCGCCGATCCTGACGCCGGTCAGCATCAGGATGGTGCCGGGCACCTTCTCCAGCAGATCGGCCAGCACCGCCTGCATCGGCTCCACCTTGATCTGGCGCGTGCACCAGCGGAAGGAGTTGGAGGGCGGCGGCACGCCTCGGCCGAGCATGTAGACCATCATGCGTAGGTCCATCGGCGCCACGGCGACACGGACATCGATGCCGCGCGCCCGCAGCTGCTCCATGATCCGGGTCGCGGCGAAAGCCAGCGGGATCAGCTCCATCCTGGTGTCGGCGTAGCAGACCGTCAGCGACTTCGGCGCCGGCACGCGGCCGGTCTCGATCAGGTGCATGATGAGGGTCAGGGTGGCGGTGGAGTCCTTGCCGCCGCTGAAGGCAATGGCCCAGTGCTCGTGCTGAGGCCCATAGGCTTGGAGGCTCTGGACCGTCAGGTCGATGGCCTCGGGCAGGGTGGTCCGCATGTCCTCGAAGAGGGTGGGCTGGGCGCGGGTCATGCCGCCTCCTGCGTCAGCGCGTCGATGTTGGAGCGGTGGACGGTGAAGGTCAGGGCGACCACCCAGGGATTGGCGTCCCAGGCGCCGGTACCGTGGAGACTGTCCCAGAGGTCACGGTACCAGCCGCGCGCATCCATGCCGGCCAACTCCTCCGGCGTCTGGGCCGGGCAGCCCTCCGCAAGCGCATCCGCCTCGCTGATGTCCTGCAACCGCTCGACCGTCACGCCTTCGACGATCAGCGTCATGCGGGAGGCCCAGCGGGGCATGTGGATGGAGGGGCGGATGCGCTCGCTGTCCCGGTCGGCAACGTTGCCGTCAGCCCAATACCAGCATCCGTCATCGTAGAGGTGGCGGGAGAAGTTCTCCCGCACCCACAGCCGGTCGCCCACCTTGAACCGAATGGCGAACGGGTCCGATATGCCGACGCCATCTCCGACGCCGTTGCCGGGCCGATGAAGATGCGTCCAAATCCAGAGGCCGTCAGGGCGGTGGTAGCAGCCATTCGCGCCGGTGCTCGGCTGCGGCTTCAGGATGCGGCGCGTCTGCGTCTTCCGGCCGGCCAGCAGCGCCCGGACCATCGGCGCGCTGAAGATGATGGGGCGGTCAACCACGGGCAGCCTCCTCGGGTTTGGGCGTGGAGGGGGCGGATGGAAGATGCATCCAGTGGGTGGGGCGCAACGAATAGCCGCCCTCGCCATACCAGACGCCTCCGTCGATGTTCGGCTCCCACCAGACCACGCAAATGCAGGACGACGGATCGATGGCGCTTTCGTCGGGGCAGAACCCAAGCAGATAGATGCCGCGAACAGTGTCTCCGTTGGCCAGAGACTTCGGCGCCGTCTCGATCGGCAGCCACGGTGCCGACACCGGGGCAGCGGCAAGCGCCGCCCCGATGATCTCCCCGGCATGGCTGGCCGGCAGCATGATGCCCCGCTCCATGGCGGCGTCTGCGGCCGCAACGCACATGCCGGGAGTGACGGTGAAGGGCGCGCCCATCACTTCGCCCCCTTCAACTCGGCGGCCAGCGTCTTCGAGAACGACTGCCAGCGTTCGAACATCGCCTCCGGCAGGGCCTGCAGCCGCTTGCCGACCTCGATCTTGTAGGCATTCAGATCCGGGATCGTCTTGCAGGCGCGGGCGCCATCCTGCAGTTGCTCCAGTTCCAGTTCCCAGTCGTCCGCCGGGACGGTCTCCGCCGGCTTCTCCAGATAGGTCTGCCGCAGGCGCAGCATCGTCTCGTCGCCGCCGTCGAGCATGTCGGCCGCCCATTCCAGCGCGACCTCGTTGACCTTCCACAGCGTGGCCGGATCGGAGGTGATCTTCAGCGCCTCCTCGAACTTCGCCATCCAGGCTTGGCTGCTGGTGGTCTCGAAGATCACCTCGCCCTCGGTGTCGACCAGCGGGTGAGTCTGCTCAGGCTGATCCTGCTCGTCGTCGGCGTCGCTGTCGGTGTCGTGCTCCAGCATGGCCGGGGCGGCGAAGGCGGACAGCTGCCCGGCGGCGGTGCTGGTCGTCGGGCTGGGCAGCGCTCCGGCCTCCCGGCGCTTGTCCACCTCATAGAGCGCATCGTCCCGGTTGATGGCGCGCTCCAGCTCCTCCGACAGCGGCAGGCGCTTGGCCAGTCGGCGCAGGACGGTCTTCCGAGCCATCTCGTCCCACCACTGCACCCAGGGACCGCTGTCCTTGCTGCGGCTGACGGAACGCACCTTCTCCACCGCGTTCCGGTCCATCACCTCCAGCGAGCGGACGCCGTCCTTCGTCTCGGCGACGGCATAGACACCGACGATGGGGCCGCGGTCGGTACCGAACTTCGGCGGCTTGTGGGTGAGGTCGACATCGAAGCCCAAGCTGTATTCGAACGTGTCGTTGGCATGGACGGCGAAGGCGTCGAGCAGCTTCATTTCTCCGCTGTTGAATGCCAGCTTCCGGATGCCTCGCACCATCGGCATGTACTGGACCTTCTTGATCCAGCGATCCTTCCCCTTGTCGTCTTTCCCATCCTTCGTGTTGAAGAGCACGAGGGCGGCCTCTTTGCCGTTCGGCATCAGGCCGTCGGCCGCCGCCTCCAGGCAGGAGTTGAAGAAGGAGCGGCGGTCGGCATGGGCCAAGTCCGGGTTCTTGGCGATGGCGGTCATAACGATGCGGACGAAGCGGTCTGGGGTGACGTGGGCGGGCAGAACGGCAGCCAGCTGGCCTTTGACGGCCTCTCTGGACAGGTCGGCCTGGAGTTCCTTGACCGGATCACGTTGGGCGACGGCATTGCTCATGATGCTCAAACCTCACGGATGTTGAGGGCCGCGCGATAGGGCTTGCCGCCCCGCTGCGCATAGACCCAGGAGATGTTGAAGCCGCTGGCCTTGGCCCGGATGGTCTCCGGGGCGTCGCCCAGCCGGCGGGTGATCTGCGCCTTGATGGCGCTGCGCTTGGCCTCGCTCTCCTTCACGGAGGCGTCCGTCTTCAGGTACTCGGCACAGAGGATCGGCAGTTCGTTGTCGGTGGTCAGGTCCAGCGGCGCGGCGCGGACCTCGGCGCCCAGCAGCGACAGCTCGGCGACCGTGTCGAAGTCGGCGACGTCCAGCGGCGGGGTCTCGGCCTCGACCGCCTGCCAGAAGGCGGCGACCGCCTGCTCGATGCGGGCGATGGTGGGGTCATGCCGGGCGATCTGGCCGCGGTAGAGCTTGTTGCCGCCGACGCAGGCGATGATCCAGCCATGCTCGGCCCGGACCTTCTCGCAGGCGATCTGCGTCTGCAGCTGGAGGGTGATGTCGAGCGGCGGTGCGGTGATCACGTCGCCCTCGGTCTTCCACAAGTCGCGGAACACCAGATAGTCGACGTTCTTGATCTCGACCGGCGGCAGGCCGGCGGCGTGCTCCTCGAAGTCCCGGCTGGCGGCCATGCCGGCGATGCGGGGGTGCCGGAGGTAGCGACGGACCTTGCGCAGGGGCCAGGGGTCCCACTTGTGGCGCGCCCATTCGGCAATGGCGGGCTCCAGGAACTGCCCGGCCTGGACGCGCTCGACCTCGTCCAGGTTCTCCGGCGGCAGCACGCCGCGCTTCTGCCAGTACAGGCGATACCCGGTGGTATGCCTGCTCACACATCCGAGGCATTCAGCGCCCGGCGGCGGCACTTCGAACATGTGGAGGAAAGCCTGCTGACCGTCGGCCAGGCGCCACAGGTAGAACAGGGCCGCGACCTCGGACCCGCCGACATGCTGGGCGCGCAGTTCGTGCCAGTGCTCGCGGGAGGTGGGGAGGATGGCGTTCATCGAACCACCTCGTAGAATTCGATGCCCGCCTGCTCGTCGATCAACCGCAGTTCCCCGGCCTTCACACGCTCGGCGATGCGGTCCATCTCTTCGTCGCGAGCAAGGCAGGTGTTGATGACGACGCGGTCGCCGTCCTCTCGGACGCGGTGGGTGACGTGGAAGTTCATGCCGCCACCCCCAGGCTCTGGAGGTGCCAGTACAGTCGGGCGCAGGCGCGGACGTCGACCAGCGCGTCGTGCGCGCCCTCCAGCGTCTCGCCCCAGAAGTGGGCGATGCACTCCTCCAGCCGCGGCGGCTTCGGCTTGTTGAAGCCGGCGGCCAGCATCTTCTCCGTCGGCGGCAGGTTCACGATGCGCAGGCTGGCCGCCATGGTGCAGAAGCGCGGTAGGCTCTGGCGCGCCGGCTCGGCGCCGGCTCGGAAGAACGCCGTCTTCATCAGCTGGGCATCGAACTCGATGTTATGGGCGACCAGCGTCTCCGCCTGGGCCAGCAGGTCGTTGAAGCGGCAGATGGCGTCGACCAGCGGAATCCCCTCGTCCATGGCGCGTTCGGTGGTGATGCCGTGGACGCGGGCGGCAGCCTCGGGGATCGTCCAGCCGTCGGGCTGAACGATGACGTTCATGCTGTCGATCTCGGTGTCGGCGTCCTTCATCAGGAGCGCTGCCAGCTGGACGACGTGCGGCTGCTGCGGGCTGGTCAGCGGAGCCCACTTGACCGGTAAGCCGGTGGTCTCCGTGTCGAAGGCGAGGATCATGGTGCAGGCGTCTCCTGGGTCCAGCGCTCTTCGCGAGCGCCGACGATGGCGTCGAGTTCGGCCTGCTCGGCCGGGGAGAGGCGCGCCAGCACGCCGACCATCAGGTCTGCGAGGCGGTTGTGCTGGGCGGCGGAATCGGAGGCGAGGCCGGTGATCAGCAGCACGCGGCCATGCAGCAGGATCAGGGAGCCGAGCGCGGTCTGATCCGACGGCGTGATGGCGTAGGGGCCGGCCATGTCAGGCGGCCCGCTCGGCTTGCAGGCCCTGGTCGCCACCGCGCCAGAGGCGCTTCGGGTCGTCGGGCGCGCTGATGCCGTGGGACCGCAGGACGGCATGCACCATCGTCTGGTCCTGGCGGGCCAGTCCGTCGCGGTCGGTGAAGCTCCAGTCGATCAGGCTGCGGATCGTGGCGACGGCGCGGATCGGCTGCCCCTCGGTATCGGCGTCGCCGATCATCGCGCCGGTGGGGAGGTGGGTCAGCACCCAGCGGCGGGTGGCCTTGTCGCGATGGACGCCGAACCACAGCCGGGCGGAGCCGGTGACGTTCTGCAGGCCCTGGCTGGTGCGGATCCCGAAGGTGGCGGTCGACCAGTCGTCCCGGCCGATGACGGTGGCGTTGAGGGCGTTTGCCATGGTCATGCTCCCAGCATGTCGACGAGGTCGAGTTGCGGTGCCTTGGCCCGACGGGTGCGGGCGGCGTTCTCCCGGTGCAGCGGCGCGTCGTAGGTCAGGTGACACCGCTGGCACATGGCGGCGTGGTTGCTGCCATCGTCGGGGTTGTTGGTCGGGTCGTGGTCGAGGTGGGCGACCGTCAGGACCACCTTGCTTCGGGTGACCGGATGCGGCTGACCGTTGACGGCGATCTGGCAGAACTCGCACCGGTCCTGCGCCCGGTCCTTGCGGATGCGGAGGCTGATGGACTTCCAGTCCTTCGGATAGAGAGCGCGCTTTTCAGGGCTGATCGGCATCACGATCACTCCGCAGCGGCCGGCACGCGCCGGCGGGTTTCGAAATCGAGAAGCTCCGACACGGCGACCTGCCAGGAGGTGAAGGCCTGCGTCAGCGTCCGCAGTTGGTAGGGCTGGAGGCTCCCGTCGCGGAGCCGCAGGAGGGCGGCGTCGAGCGCCTGCTCGTAGAGCTTGGCCGCCACGTCACGCTGGGTCCGGAGGTCCAGCAGATGCAGCGCGTCGGCGCCGCGCTCCAGGGCATAGACCGCGCGCCGGAACTGCCGGTCGGTCAGGCCGCGGGCGTGCAGGTCGTCCAACTGGGCGGTGGTGACGTGGCGGCGGGGCATTCACAGCCCCAGAGCGTGAGCCCAGCCCCAGAGGGACGCGCCCTCCAAGAAGAGGCTCAGGCAGACGAGCAGCAGGATGGCCAGCACGCGCTCGGTCATGCCGGCACCACGCGGTCGAGCGGCACGAATCCGACCCGCAGCAGGTGGACGACCGGCCGGCCATGCACGAGGTGCGCGCGGCAGCTGGTGACAGTACGCACCGGCCATACGCCGAACCGACGATAGGTGACGGGCGCGCCGGGGGCGTGCTGGGCGTTGAACTGGCTGACCTGCTGGAAGGCACGGCGGGGAGAGTCGAGCATCGGTCAGCCCTCCACGCCGGCGGGCTCTTCGATGGCCTCGATCTCGTCCATGCAGGTTTCGAGGTGATTGGACACGTCGCGGGCGGCCTCTTCGATCGCCTCGAATTCCTTCTTGCTGAGCATCACCCACTTGCCGTCATCGATTTCCGGGGTGACGCGCAAGGCATCCTCCAGCAGGCTGATGTCGCGGACGGCGGTGTTCTTGTTGCTGTATTCGTGAGCCATAGGATTGCTCCGCTCATGCGGTGGAATCGGGTGAGAGGCGCCGGCTTCCATCCTCCGCGCCGGCGCCGGCCACATGCTCGCCACTGGTTCCGCCTTGGGCGGGGTCCCGGCTCGCTGACACACCGCGGCGCCTCTCTACGACCGCAAGGTCGGCGACGGGCTTGCACCGTCCACCAGCCTGTTGTGACCGCCGCCCCTCCCAGAGCGGCGATCTCCGCTTTCCAGTTCTCGTTCCTCGCTGAGGCGTCCTTTCTTCGGTTCGTGGTTGGGGTGAGAGGTCCGGCTGACCGGGGGAGGTCACGCTGGGTTGGGGGGATGCGTTGCCGGGCCTCTCACGGGCTTAAGCCCGACCCGCCGGGCAGGGCGGGTAACGGGCTTTGTGAGGAAGGGCGGAGCGTCACCCTGCCGTCAGGTCCAGGCGCTTGCCGTGCCAGCGGTCGGCGATCTGCCGCCAGAAGCTCGCCTCGCGTTCGTCGCCCTCGGTCGCGGCTTCGTCGGCGGACCGCAGGGCAAAGCCGAGGTGCTGGTCGACGCCGGCCAAGCCGTCGGCGGTCAGGGTCTCGGTGACGATCAGGCGGGAGGGGGCGGACATAAGAGGATCCGGAAAGGTGCCGCCGAGACCCTGGGGGAGCGCCCGGCGGCGAGGTGGGAGGAACGCCCGGATGGGCAGGGGACGCGCAGGGCGCGAAACTGGTCAGTCGTCGAGCGGGTGGTCTTCGGTGTGTCCGAGCGCCCACTGGATGCCGGCCAAGACGCCGGCCTCGTAGAGCTTGCCGGGGAACTCGGTCTTTCCGCCGTCGACCGCTTCCTGCGCGCGGTTCAGCGCGTCGTCGATGTCTTCGTTCGGGAGGGCGAGAGCGTATTTCATGCCGTCGTTGTCCTTGCTGTAGAGGCTGCGGTGATGGGGAGGATCAGGCGGCCACCGGATAGGCCACAGCCTCGGCCGCGCCGATCAGCTCGCCGACGGTGACGTGCGGCTTGCCGTCGAGGCTCCAGCTGGTCGGGCTGGCGTCGTAGGACTGGACGCCCTGGTCGGTGGAGCGGCGCGGACGGCCGACATACTGGACCCGGCCAGGACCGAGAACGCGGACAGCCCACAGCGCCGGCATGTCGATGGGCGTCGGGTGGCGCTCCATCATCGAGCGGTAGACCTGCGGCGGGCAGTTGAAGGGGTTGGAGGACATGCTCAGCCCTCCGCTGCGATCAGCGCGCCGTTGCGGAGGGTGAACAGGTTGGCGGTGCCTGTCTCGGTAATCACCGCATCCAGCGCGGCCTGCTGGCGGGTGTTGCTGGCACGGTGAAGCGCGGAAATGGCGCGAGCGAAGCCACCGGGATTTCCGGTGTTGAGGTGCTGTCGCGCGATGGTGACGGCTTTGAGATTGGGCTTGCTGAGCATGGCGGGCTCCGGCGGAGTGGTGTGCCCATTTAGTACCAAAAAATGGAACCATGACGCAAGCGGAAAAAGTACCATTCAATGGACCCTGAAATCGATAGGGTGTCGAGGCATACTGCATCGGTTGCGCTGAACCGCTACGGTTCACGCTCCGGTGGGACTGCTAGATGGCCAGACGAACGCGCGGACGCACGCAGGCAAGGAAGGGCTTGGCTGCGGCCTCAGAACTCCAGGGACTCTCGCCTCCGCAGGTGGCCGAGTTGCTGGCGCAGCTGAAGGAGCGCGAGCGGATTCTGCTTGCGACCGTCGCGAAGGGCGCGGCGACACCGTTATCTGAACCGCCGTCGATCAACCGCCTGAGAAACCAGCTCAACCAGTTGCGGGAAAGCCGCCCCACAAAGTTCCGCGACATCTTCTTCGGCGAGAGGATGACGGACGAGGAGCGCTTGCTTGCGCGGCGCATCCAGGACGAGGAGATCGCCTGGCGTGCGACGCTCGACGCGGCCGGCGCTACCGTCGAGCAGGCACGGTCAGGCCTTGCCAAAGTGCGTGCTTCGATCCGCGCGGCCCAAGCTGCGCGACGAGCCCACACCCTGGAGCGGATGCGCGCCCAAGCTGCGGCCTATCTGGGCGATGCTCGAGCGCCAGCTGATGACCTGCGCCGGAAGAGCGCCAGACCGGAACGTTGCCCCTATTGCGAACAGCCCAGCGCTGATTGGCAGCTTGACCACATTCACCCGGTCAGTAAGGGCGGCCTGTCGATCGAAAGCAACTGCGTGATGGTCTGCACCGAGTGCAACCGAACCAAAGGAACGCAGTTGCTCCGGCCGTTCTGCCGGTCGCGCAATCTCAACTACGAGGCCGTTGTGATGCGGCTGGAATTGATGGGGAAGGACGTCTGATGCGGTATTTGTTCTTGGTCGGGGCCGTGCTCTTAGCTGGGTGTCAGACGACCGCCACAGCGAGAGTGGACCCTGAGGCAGCGATGGCAAAGCTGCCAGCTAATTGTCCGATGCGCATCACCTTCCCTGGCGCGGTCTTGGTCACCGACGATACGGAGAATCAATCGCTCGCTCCCGGGTCGAGGCACATTACCCTGACCAGCACAGTTGCTGGAGCAGGCTACGCAATGAGTTGCACTTGCAGCCCTGGAGCGAACTCTGCGCTCATGACGCCAGGCTTCGCCAAGCAAGCGCGCGAGAAGGATTTTGCGAACGGCGGATGGACCGTGACAGAGAGCAAGTTCACGGATGCAGGTAGCGTGAAAACGCTCACCGATCGCGCCACCGTCACAAATTACGCAGGGGATTTTGTGCGGAAGATGATTGGCCGCGCGGAAGGAAACTGTATCACCACAGTAGAGGGAATGGGCCGGCCGGCTGATGAGAAAGCGATAGATCGTTTTCTTGCAACCTTCCGCGATTCCCGTGTCGCACCGACAAATCCTGACACCGTCACCGCTCCGCGCACCTCACAGCGCGACTCTTCGGCCCGGCTCCGAGAGCTGCAGGCTCTTCGGGATCAGGGGCTGATCACGCCGCAGGAGTTCGATGAGAAGCGGCGCGCGATCCTCGGGAGTCTGTGATGACCACCGACCTCACCGCCCGCGTGGCCGCCCTGGAGCTGCTGATCGAGCAGTTGCTTTTTGACCGTATCCAGCAAGCCGACAGCCCGCGGAATGCGGTGCGCGAGGCGCTGGGCGGGATGACCAGGCTGGCGATGCAGCGCGACGACGTGCCCATGGAGGCTATCGGCGCAGGGGCCGACATCCTGGCGCGGGTGATGAATAGGCTGGGGGAGGGGTGAGGGTCGACGACGTTTGTGCAAAGTCTCGCAATTCAGTGAAAGTCTAATAAATGGAAATCCCGTTCGCGCACGATATAGTCTATGACATTGAAGAGCGTCCTGACGCTGAAGAGATCGCCATTTCGATCCTGTCCAACAAGTTCATGTTGGAGGAGGCTGCATTTGTACTTGAAGAAGCGCTGGACGGCCTCACTATCGAGCGCGTGAAGGTTACGGTCAAATCTATCAGTCAGAACAGCCCTTTACACGAAGCCTTCCTGGTGGCACTATTCTTGGTTTTCCAGAAGGATCTTGAAAAGGCGGTTCCGAAGGTGGTTCTGGACCTGACAGGGATGAAAATTCCTGAGGAGTACACAACCCTCCTCACGGTCGGGTCGTGCTTGGTCGCTTTCTATGGAGCCGACTGGGCTTATAAAAAGCTGACCAGTGGGCAAAAATCCCCCAAGATCGGGAAGATGCTTGATGCACTAATCAATGATGTCGCTAGTTCTTCAGGAACATCGCCTGAGAAGGTTAGAGAGGTTCTTGAAAAAAGATATGCTAAGGCTGGAAAAATTCAGTTAGCGAAGAAGGCTCTAAACTGGTTTCGTCCTGCTAAGATCGGGGGAGGATCTATGCGAGTGGGCGACAACATTATTATTGATCAAGAGACTGTCAAAGACATCCCGCTTGCAGGTATGATCGATAGTGACTTGCCGGAAGATCGCTCCGAGCCCCTTGAGAATGTCGTGGTCTCGATCGTTGCGCAGGACTCGAGAAGCGGGAAGAGGGGGTGGGCGGCCAAGATAGATGAAATCGGCGTCAAGGGAATAAAGATGCAGCTCTTCCCGCCAATTACGGCCGAGCAGGTCTATTTGAGATCGCAAGTGAGATGCGACGGTATCTTGGTTTCAAAGCGGCAGGACGATGGGACGTACAAACCGGCCGTATTCCACATGATCAGAATACGCGAGTAAAAGCTCCCCCACAGCCCGCCCGCCACCCGGCCGGCGGGCTTCCGTTTTGGAACGTCCGCAGCTTCGAGCTGTTACGAGCGTTACACCCTGTTACTACCTCGGCCCGTCTCACTCCCACGAGGCGGGCTTTCTTGTGCCCAGGCGGCATCTTGCCACACGGTCAAGCCTCAGGCGCTTGTTGCTTCGTGAGGCAATCGAGGCGCCTAATCCGCGCTCTCCAAGGTAATGCACCACCTAGGCCCGCCTCGCCCCCGAGGCGGGCCTCTTTTTCTCGGAACGGTTTAGTCTCTATCCTGTTTCAGGCAGACAAGCGTTTCCTCTCTGCCGACCTACTGCCCGCCCGGCCCGCCGCGGCGGGCATTTCTTTGCGCGGGAACCAACCACCGGTGGCGGCGTTCTGTTTGTAGCTACTTGACCACAAGACCTTGCCCGCCTCCGCAAAGGGGCGGGCATTCCTTTGCGTGGGCGACTCTTCGTCGCACCGTTACACGTCCGAAACGTACGGGGTGTTGTCGCTCAACGGCTTAGCGCCCGCATCATAGCCGGGTATGCAATCGCACGTCGCAACTTGTCACGCAACGGCACTACCTTCGGATAACTCCATTCGGTATAGTGCTGTCCTCCGCTGGAAACGGCGGAGGAGGCCGGTTTGGGAATGAGGGTTCCCGCTGCCGACCTCCCAGAGCCTCACCTCTGCCAGTCAGCCTTCGCACCTTCGCGACGGGCGTGAATTCGACTGTCCGCCTCCCACCGGGTGGTACGGCAGTTATTGCACGAGGTGAGCCAGTGATCAGCAATTCACATGCTGGGGTATGCCCCTATTGCAGTTGGCGCAACAAAGACCACGGAGCGACTCCTCCTGCGGCCTTTCTCCTCGCGCGCATCTCTGCTCTTGACTTTGCAAAAAAGCGGAACCTGCGCCGTTAGGACGCAACTCGTAGGGTTGCGGATATGTTTCCTATGTGTTCTCTTTTTGGGGCAACAGAAGTGCGCGTAACGGAGGAAGTGGTGACTGGGGTCGACGGAGAAGCGAACTGGATCGGGCCGTGGCTTTCTGGATATCGTTCGCTGCCGGAACACCTGCAGGCTTATCTCGCTGAAGCCGCCATCAAGATTGCGGCAGGTCAGGAGCCTCCACCCCTGCCAACGCAAATGTCGCCCGGCAAATCGCCGTGAACTGGGCGCGCTGGTCTGGAGTCATGCGCATGATCGCACGAATGGTTTCCAGTTCCTCCTTGGAGACATCTGGAGCATCCGGCATCAGTTCCCATTGGCCACAGCCAAATATCTCCGCCAGCTTCGCGAGTTTGTCTGGCTTCACCCCGTGATTGCCAGACTCCATCTTCTTGTATGTAGAGAGAGGAATTCCGGCCTCTTCGCAGACCTGATCCTGCGTAAGTCCCTTCCGCTGCCGGAATAACGAGATCCGGTTTGGGAATTGCCCCTTCGGGCTCTCGGTGGGGCGACCGCGCTTTGCCATGCCGGAAATGTACCGCGACGTGGTACTAATCGGCAGGCCCAACGTATGGGTCCTTTGCGCACCGGTCAGCATTGATCCGTCTTGCGATAGGTTCCAAAAAATGGTACTAAATGGGGCATGCGAAACACACGCCCCCTTGCTGCCATTTGCCGCCAGCACGGCATTAAGCTGATCGACTTGGCCGCTGGCATCGAGCGGCCGTACTCCACTGTCAAGAAGTGGGGTGGCGAAGTCGAGACCCCGCCCCATGAGGTGCCCCGCATTGTGCGGTTCTTCGGTGGTGCGGTTCAGCCCCATGAAATCCGTCCCGACATTTTCGATGCTCCCGTGCAGACGGGGAGGGCCGCCTGATGCCGATGCACCAGTGCGCCCTCTGCCATCTGACAGATGAAACCCGCGCCGTGGCCGGCCCGCGCGCACCGCTCCCCTGCGCCTGCAACAAGGCGCTGATCCAGCCGGTCTCTGTGTCCGCTCCGGCCACGCGCCGCGGCGCCAATGCCTTCGCCGCCCTGGCGGAGACCCAGGACCACTACACGGTCCGCGTTCCCCTCCCGGTCCCCGCCAAAACCTGACCCCCAAACGCACGAAAGCCGGCCGCAAGCACCACCCCGCGCCGGCTTTCGAACTGAGGAGAACCGTAAGTGTTGAGCCACGATTCCTTGCCCCAGAACTACACCAGCGACGTCGTGAGCGTCCATGGTGCGAACGGCCAGCTTGGCGCCTCTACCATTCGGCAGAACGGCGACACACCCACCACTTTCGAGCGGGACATCGGCGAGGTCGAGCGCTTCGCCCTGATTGATGCGCTGACCCGCGCCGAGGGGCTGTGCAGCGTTTCCCTGTCGATGGATGGTCGCGGCGCCTCGGCCGTGGTCACCGCCAACTTCCGCCTGCCGCTCGGCGGCGTGAACCTCATCGACGCAGCGACGCTGGCCGCCCTGGTCGATGCGGTCGAGATCAACGAGCGTCCGGCGGCTCCCCGGCTCCGTCCGTGCCCCGAGCATGCTGCCGTTCGAACCCCGACGACCCAACGCAGCATCGATCTGAACAAGCTGTCGGCGCGGGAACTGCTGGTGTTCCGCACCTTGGCCGGCGGCCGCACGAACCAGCAGATCGCGAGAGAGCTGAACCTCTCCGTCGACACGGTGAAAATCCACATGCGCGCGATCTTCCGGAAGATCGGCGCCAGCAACCGGGCGCAAGCCTGCGTCCTGGCTTCTCAGTTTCTGCTGGAGGCCTGAGCGATGCTCCATCCCTTACAACTCCACGCCGAAAAGCTCGCCCACGCGGGCGGCCATAGTCACCAGTTCCTCGCGCACCGGCGCGTTCAGCCCCGCCAGCCGCAGCAGCATGTGGACGGTGCCGTAAGCCGTGTCGCCATCGGCATCCAGGCCTGGGTGCGCACCGGCGACAGCCGCTCCGCGTGCATCGCTCTGGCTGGTATCGCTGGTTTGCTCATGATCTTGATGGGGGTGCGTTGACATGAACGCAATGTGTCCCCCGAACACGCTCTCTACGAGCAACGATCAGTCCGCCGTCGGTGGACGCCCCTACGGTCTCTGGCCGCGGGTCGGCGCCTATCTGGTGCGCAAGCACGGTGCGCCGGTTCGCGCAGCCTATTGGCTCCAGGAGCGGTACGGCATCGGCCGCAGCGCCAGCTTCGATCTGGTGCGGGGTCAGGCCAAGAGCACCGACTGGCTGGAACAGTTCCTGGCCGACGAGGGCCTGCCCCTCCTCGAAGCGCTGTTCCCGGAGCTGCTGGCCCAGCGTGATGCCGCCGCCGAGCGGCTGCGCGACACGCTGGCCTCGCGCGCGGACACCCACCTCGCTGCCGGTGGCTCCGAAGACGTGCTGTGCGTCACCCGCACGATGCTGCGGCCCGACCTCGAAGACATCATCCGCCGGACCGAGGGCGGCTGGGTCCGGCGGGCGGTCGCTCTTCTGCATGGGGGTGTCTGACCCATGGCCCGCGACCTCAACGGCCAGCCCATTCGCGACGACTACTCGATCGCCTCCCGACGCGATGCGCAGGAGCTGGCGGACATCGTCGCCCAAGCCATCGCCGCCGGCGCCACGGTCCGCGAGATCAAGCCGTCCGACCTCGCAAACCACACCCTGCCGAAGTCCCGCTTCGACGGTCAGCGCACCAACGGCAACGGCCAGTGGGCTCGCGCTCTGCGGGGCTGGCAGCGCCGCAAAACCTCCACTTCCCCCACCCCGTAAGGAGCGCCCAACGTGGCCAAGGACAATCCAACCAACCTGTCGGAAAACGACATCACCGACTCTCTGCGCAGCGCCAGCTACAAGCTGGTCGAGGCGGCTGAGGGGCTGGAGGCCGCCCGTGCGCCGGTCCGCGATGCCAAGGCGGTCGTGAAGGCCACCGGCATTGATTACGACATCTTCAAGCTGTGCCACGGCATCCGGCACCTGGAGGATGACGGCGCCCGGCAGAACCGGATCCGCAAGCTCCAAGTCGCCATCGCCGCACTTCTGGGCGATCGCGTCCAGCTGGACCTGTTCGGCTTCATGGTTGCCCAGGTCCGCCCTGCCGTGAAGGAGGCCCTGCAAAAGGCCAGCACCGAACTGCGTGAGACGGAGCCGGCCGAGCGAGATGAAACCTCATCCTCCGAGCCGCAGGATCAGGAGATTCCCTTCGACGTCGAGCCGCCGTCGGTGCCGGAGCCGGAGGCCGAGGAGGAGGATATCCCCGCCCTGATGGCGGCGGAGGAGATGCCGGAGAACGCCGGCTTCATCACCAACAACGGTCTGAAGGCCGGCCAACAGGGCCATGGCCCGGAAGCGAACCCGCATCCCGAGGGCAGCATCGAGGCCCGCCTCTGGGAGCAGGGTCGCGCCCGCGGTGCCGAGATGGGCCCGAACACCGAGCAGCCGGAAGAACAGGGAGAAGCCGATCAGCCGGCCGGCGCTGAAGTCACCGATCTGGCGGCCAAGCGCGGCAAAACCACGCCCGCCGACAAGCTGGCCGCCTACTTCGCCGGCTTCGACGGCGCGGCCAATGACCTGTTCACGGAAGACTGCCCGCACGATCGCGGCGCGCTGAAGACGCAGTGGCTGCTCGGCCTGGAGGATGCCAAGGCCGGCAAGGCCCCGCGCTTCGTCCGCCCGGCGGCTGCCCAGGTTGCCCAGCAGGATGATGCGGCGCTTGAGGAGGTTCCGTTTGGCGACGATCTGCAGGCCGACGACGAGCCGGCCGGCCGCGTCGATGTCCGTGAGGTCGACGGCAAGTGGAAGCTGTTCGACACGGAAGCCAACTCTCCGCTGATGGACGTGAGCGGCCCGAAGACGGGCGAGACCTGGGCGAACCAGATCAACACCTTCTTCGCCGACCGGCTGGAGACCGTCACGCGCGACGAGCTGATCGACGCGGCGAAGACCCTGGCCCGTGGCCGCCTGCTGTCCACGCCGGTGGCGGCGCCGTCCTACGACGTTCGCACCGCGGTCTGATCACGATGGCAGGCCCGCAACCCACATGGCAGCGCGGCGACCTCTTGGTCCGGTTCACCATCCCCGGTGAACCGGAGGCCAAGGGGAACCACCGTGAGATCGCCAAGTTCGGCGACCGCGTGGCTTTGCGCAAGGGGCAGAAGGCGCTCGATTTCGAGGCCATAGCCCGCCAGTACACGCCGAAGCTGCCGGAGCCCTACGAGGGCGACGTCGCGGTCCATGTCCGCGTCTTCTACAAGTCGCGTCGTCCCGACCTCGACGCCAGCCTCGTCTATGACGCGCTCCAGACCCGCAAGGTCAAGACCGGGAAGAGCTTCATCTTGCAGCCCAAGGTGATCGTCAACGATCGGCAGGTGAGGCTGAAGATCGAGGAGGGCTTCGTCGACGACAAGCGCCCCCGCGTCGAGGTCGCCGTCTACAAGGCAGCGCAGAAGCTGGTTGGGGGCGCGGCATGAAGCACGCCCCTCTCCAGCTTCGCCCCTACCAGCGCAAGAATGCCGACGAGATCCTGGCCTGCCTCGAGCGCGGCGTCCGCGGCGTGCTCTACGTCCTGCCCACCGCCGGCGGCAAGACCGTTGTCGTGGTCGGCGGCGTCATCCGCACCGTGGTGGACGTCGGCTGGCCGACCGTCTTCCTCGTCCATCGCCGCGAGCTGCTGCAGCAGTCGGTGCGCCAGCTGGCCGCCGTCGGCATCGACGCCGCCATCGTCGATCCGGACCACGATCCTGATCCGACCGCCCTGGTGCATGTCTGCTCGATCGACACCCTGAAGGCGCGCAAGGGCCGGCTGGCCGCGTGGCTGCGCACCATCCGCCTGGTCGTGGTCGACGAGGCACACCACACCGTTGCTCCCGGCTGGCAGGCCCTGCTGGAGGCGATGCCGAACGCCCAGCGTCTCGGCGTCACCGCCACCCCCTTCCGTGGCGACGGCAAGCCGCTCGGCGACCTGTTCGAAACGGTCGTGCGCGGCCCGTCGGTGATGGAGTTGACCGCCGCCGGCTTTCTCTGCCCGGCGGAAGTCTGGGCGCCGTTCTCCCCCGACCTCAGCGGCGTGAAGGTGAGCCGCGGCGACTTCTCCGCCGGTGACCTCGACCGGGTCATGAACAACGACAAGGTCACGAAGCTGGCGCTGAACAGCTACGCCGCCCGGATGCCCGGCGAACCGGCGATTGCCTTTTGCTCCTCCATCGACCATGCGCGGCGCGTCTCAGAACTGTTCAGCGCCGCCGGCTGGCTGTCCCTGTCGGTCGACGGCGACATGGACCCGACCGAGCGCGACGCTGCCATCAGCGGGCTCGCCGCCGGCCGCATCCAGGTGCTGACCAGCTGCATGATCATCTCGGAGGGAACTGATATCCCGGTCGTCGCCGGCGCCATCTTCCTGCGCCCGACCAAATCGGCCCAGCTCTACATGCAGCAGGCCGGCCGGGTGCTGCGCATCAACCCCGGCAAGAAGCGCGCCTGCATCATCGACCTCGCCGACAACGTCAAGCTCCACGGCATGCCTGAGGCCGACCGGACATGGTCGCTCCAGCACGGCCTGATTCCCTTCACCCACCGGACGGTGCGCTGCCCGGCTTGCCATCGCCGCTTCGCCCCAGCTGCTGCCTGCCCGGGCTGCCGCCGGACCTTCCGTGGCCAGGACGCGGCGCCGGTGGTCCGCCGGCTGGAGCAGCTGGCCGATAGCATGGTGCGGACCCTGCCTATCGAGGATCTGGAGCGCATCGCGGTCAACGAGAAGGACCTGCTGCGCATCGCCCGGCTGCGGAACTACCGCGACGGCTGGCTCTACTACGCCAAGCAGCGCCTCTCGCAGCGGCTGGCTAAACAATACGAGACGCGGAGGTACGCATGACCGCCGCCTCTTGGCCCTTCGGCGCCCTAACCCCGCTGCGCTATGGCGTGATCCTGGCCGATCCCGCTTGGATGTTTGCCCTGCGCAGCCCGAAGGGTGAGGCGAAGTCCCCGCAGGCTCAATACCGCTGCATGCCGCTCGCGGACATCCAGGCCTTGCCGGTGTCGCAGCTGGCCGCCCCTGACTGCGCCTGCATCATGTGGGCGACAGCAGCGATGCTGCCGCAGGCGATCGACACCATGACTGCCTGGGGCTTCACCTTCAAATCCGCCGGCGCCTGGGCCAAGCAGTCGCCGACCGGCGCCAGCTGGGGCTTTGGCCCCGGCTACATCTACCGCTCCGCCGCTGAATTCTGGCTGCTCGGCACCATCGGCCGGCCGGTCCAACGCTCCCGCTCCATCCGCAACCTGATCGTCGCCCCGCGTCGCGAGCACAGCCGCAAGCCTGACCAGATGCACACCGACATCGAGGCGCTGTTCGACGGCCCCTATGTCGAGCTGTTCGCGCGGTCGCAGCGGCCGGGCTGGGACTGCTGGGGCAACGAGACCACGAAATTCGAGGCCGCTGCATGACCATCGACACCGCCCCCGGCCTGGAACTCGCCGCCTCCGTGGCCCGCTCCCGCGCCAAGCTGATCCGCAAGACGACCCGCACCGGCAGCGCCGCCGCCATCGCCTATGACGACCTCGCCACCGAGCTGGAGCGCATGGCGGAACGCGCCAGTGCCCGCGCCTCTCAGCCCGACCTCCTCACCAGCCCGGCAGCCGCGCCGGCCCAAGCGGCGGAGTAGTACCCATGTCCACCGAACACCTTCCCGATCCGCTGGTGCCTGCCGAGGTCGATATCTCGAAGCTCGACGGCTTCATGCTCGACACCCGCCGCGTCCTATCGTCCGAGTTGCTGGCGCTGTCCAGCGGCGACGAGTTCAAGGCCGCCGTTATCCTCTGGTGCCGGGCTTGGCAGCAGCGCCCCGCCGCCAGCCTGCCGAACAACCCGGCCATCCTGGCGAGCTTCGCAGGCGTCTCCGTCCAGCGCTGGAACAAGATCAAGGACATGGCGCTTCGGGGCTTCATCCTGTGCAGCGACGGACGGCTCTACCACCGGGTTCTGGCCGAGGACGCGATGCGGGCTTGGGACTCGCTGCTTAAACGTCACGACCGCACGAAGAAGGCTACGGAGGCTCGCAAAAAGGGACGTGACGATGATCGTAACGATGGGCGTCAGACCCCCTCCAACGATGCACGTAACGATGAACGTCACGTTCAACGTAACGACGACCGTAACGACCAACGTAACGAGGTCCCAACAGTTGCGCGCGACAGGACAGGACAGGACAGGACGGGACAGGAGTTAAGATCTAAGAACGAAGAATCCTCGGCTGGCGGCAGGCCTCACGCGGGTGCGCACGAAGCCGGCCGGCCGGCCGATGGTCTGGACGACGGGATTTCCGCCGTCCGCCAGGGCATCGCCGCCGCGTTCGAGAACTGGTTCGACCTGCCGGGCCGTCCGATCAGCCCAGCCGATGGCGAGCTTTTCGCCGACTGGATCGCCGCTGGCACCGAGCGGGGCCTGTCGCCCGCCGACACCGCCGCCGCCGTGGTCGAGGAGGTTCAGCGCCAGTTCCGCCAGATGGCCAGCAAGGACGCCGGTCCGCCCCGCAGCCTGCGCGCCGTGCTGGACCGGGACGTCCGCACCGCCATCGCCAACGCTCGGCCGGGTAGCAAGCCCAAGCCGCTGCCGGAGGTGCCGGAGCCCTACGCCGGGCACTTCGACCGCGTGACCTTCGCGAACTGGATCGCTCCGTGCCTGATCGCCGTCGCCGACGGCGTCGCCACCATCGCGGCACCGTCCCGCATGCACCGGGATCGCGTTGCCCAGCAGTTCGCCGACGACCTGAAGGCGGTGCTGAAGGTCGAGGAGGTCGAGGTCATCGTCGCCAAGGGGCAGGGGAGGAACGCAGCATGACCACCGGAACCCTGACCATGCCCGACGACACCGCCGCTATGGCCCAGACCATCCGCACCCTGACCGCCCGCAACGCCGTGCTGGAGGCGGAGGTCAAGCGGCTGGAGGCTGCACTGGCCGCAAAGGAACCCAAGCGCCCGACGCGCGCCGGCATCACCCCGAAGCAGCGGCAGCTGCTGGATTTCATCGTCCGGTACCAGCGCGAGCACCGCGGCGTGTCGCCCAGCTTCGACGAGATGGCCAGCGGCGTCCGTCTCGCCAGCAAGTCCGGTGTGCACCGGCTGGTGGAAGGGCTGGTCGCCCGTGGTGCCCTCGTCCGGCTGCGGAACCAAGCCCGTACGCTGCAGGTCGTCACCACCCCCAACATCGGGAGCGCCGAATGACTTTCCCCGCCTGCCTGACCATCGGCGGCAAGCCCGAAGCCATCAAGCTGCAGCCCCGCGGCTATGGCTGGGAGTTCGACGGCGCCGCCTCCTGCCGGGCCTATGGGCCGGACATGACACCGCCAACAGACTTCCCGCCGATGTGCTTGGCCTGCGTCCGCCGCATCCGGGCCGAGCTGATCCTGGCGAAGGAGATCGAGCCGCATCCGCGGCGTGGAGACGAGAGGGAGGTGGCGTATGGCTGACCAGTTCAGCGACCGCGAATGGTTTTCGGTGGTCAGCAAGCCCGGCCATCAGCGCGTTGCGGCCGAACAGTTGGAGCGCCAGGGATACCGGGCCTTCCTCCCGATGTGCCTGCGGGAGCGCAGCAACGGCCCCGGCCGGGTCGAGACGGTCACCCGCCCGTTGTTCGATCGGTACGTGTTCGTCGGCATCCACACCGAGCAGGCGTTCCGGCCGATCTGGAGCACCATCGGGGTCCAGTTCGTCGTCTGCGGTGCCGGTCAAATTCCGGTGCGTGTGCCGGCCATGGCGCTGCGCCGTGTCGCCAAGCGGCTGGAGGAGGGCGGCGGCATGGTCGATCTGCGGCCGTCTCGCGCTGCGTGCGGCCCGATGGTGGAGTGGGAAGCGGGTGACGCCCTCCAGGTCATCGAGGGACCGTTCCGAGACTTCGCCGCAACGCTCGTCGAGTGGGCCGACAAGCGGCGGGAGATCGCCCGGGTGATGGTCGAGATTTTCGGTCGGGTGACGCCCGTGGAGATGCCGGCAGCAGGTCTGCGGTCCTGTTCCGGCGGACGGAGAGTGGCGTAATGGAGGTATGTTTAACCAATTAGAAAGGATTAGGAGCCATAGGATGGGACCAATTGGTCCCCCGGCTCCTTTCCGGGATGGGACTGCGGTAGCTATAGAAGCCCCGCCATCAATCGCCCGCCCTGGCACCCGCCACGGCGGGTTTTTCCGTACCGGGGCTCTGCTCCTCCTCATCCCCAATGGTGTCTCCTGACTCATTTGGCTGAGGAGCTTCGGCGGGTCCGTGAGTTAGAACCCCAGTAAGTTCGGCAATCGCCCAACCAACTGCTGCACGAACACGGGTGGCGGTCGCCTCAGCTTCTTGGGCTCTCTGGTTAGCGTTGTTCACCGCAGCGTTTAGCGTGGCGATCTCCGCTTCAGCTCTCGCCAACCGCTGCTGCATGCCTTGGACGTGGCCGGCAAGAGCGCGCGTCTCGTCTGGTGACAGCGTGTTCTCAGTATTGGCTTTAAGTATGACTTCCATCATCCGGCCGGTCCTTCCCTTTGGCGTTCGGCTATCGGCGCACTGCGCCGAGTCGCAGTAACGCTGAAGCGACGGCAGATCAAGGTCTCACAAGTACACGGCGGCACCCCTCACTTGTCTCGATGTCGCTCGCCCGTTCCTCAACAAGCGTCCAGTCCTGGAGCCAAACCGTGGCCGAACCCTCACCCGATCTTGCCGCCGCCGGTGTGGGCCTCATCGGCCCCGCCTTATCCGCCCTCGTGGGGGTGCTGATGCGCCATTCTCAACTGGTTCAGCGCGGTGAGCGGCGCTTCCTGTCGCCCTTCCTCCTGCTGGAAATCCCGACCGTCGCCGGCATGGGCATCGTCGGCGGCGGCGTCGGCAGTTACCTCGAGCTCGCACCGTCCGTGACCTGGGCTGTCGCCGCCGTGCTGGGCTGGCTCGGGCCGCAGGCTCTGGCGCTGCTGGTGCGCGCCGTTGCCCAGCGTGCCGGGGTGAAGATCGAGGCCGACAAGGCGGCGCCCTGACCATGGCCGAGCGCAAGCAGATCGACTGGGAGGCCATTGAGCGCGAGTACCGCGCCGGGCAGCTCAGCGTCTCTGAGATTGGGCGCCAGCAGGGTGTGAGCCACACGGCCATCAACAAGAAGGCCAAGGCTCAGGGCTGGACGCGGAACCTGACCGAGAAGGTTCGGCAGGAGGTTTCAGCCCGGCTGGTTTCAGACGGGGTTTCAGCTGACAACGTGAGGCAGACGGTTGAACTGGCCGCTGCCCGTGGCGTCGAGGTGGTCCGCAGCCATCGGCAGGACATCTCCTCCGCCCGCTCCCTAGTCCGGCTGCTGATGGGGCAGCTGGTGGAGGCCGCGACCAGCCGGGACCAGATCGAAGCCGACATCCACGCCGAGACCAGCGACGACGACAACGCCCAGCGCCGGAACCAGATGCTGCGCGCCGTCTCGCTCTCCTCCCATGCCGGTGTGGCGAAGGACCTCTCTGCCGCGCTGAAGAACCTGATCCCGCTCGAACGCCAAGCCTTCAATCTGGACGCTGACGAAGAGCCTGACGATGACAAGCCGCGCGTCACGATCTACATCCCGTCCAACGGTCGAGATTAGGCCGCAGCCCGGTCCTCAAGAGATCTTCCTGTCGACCCCCGCCGACATTGCCATCTACGGCGGTGCGGCGGGCGGCGGCAAATCGTGGGGCCTCCTGCTGGACCCGATCCGGCACAGCGAGAACCCAGGCTTCGCGGCGGTGTTCTTCCGCCGCACCACGGTGCAGGTCCGCAATCCCGGCGGTCTCTGGGACGAGAGCGTCAAGCTCTACGGCATGTTGGGGGCGAAGCCTCGCAAGGACGTGCTGGAGTGGACCTTCCGCGGCGGAGCGAAGGTCAAGTTCGGACACCTGGAGCACGACACCACGGTGCTGGACTGGCAGGGCGCGCAGATCCCGGCGCTCTGCTTCGACGAACTGACGCACTTCTCGGAGGAGCAGTTCTTCTACATGCTGTCGCGCAACCGGTCCATGTGCGGTGTCCGGCCCTATGTCCGGGCGACCTGCAACCCGGACGCTGACAGCTGGGTGGCCACCTTCATCAGCTGGTGGATTGACCAGCGCACCGGCCTGCCGATCCCGAGCCGCGCCGGCAAGCTGCGGTGGTTCGTCCGCGTCAGCGACGAGATGATCTGGGCGGACAGTAGGGAGCGCCTGAGGGAGCTATATCCGACCAGCGAACCCAAGTCGGTCACGTTCATCCCGGCCAAGCTCAGCGACAACAAGAAGCTGATGGAGGCCGATCCCGGCTACCTCGCGAACCTGCAGGCGCTGGGCAAGGCGGAACGCGGCCGGCTGTTGGATGGGAATTGGAAGGTCCGGCAGGAAGGCAAGATCTTCAAGCGGGACCACTTCCAGCTCTGGCCAGCCAAGCGCGCCCTGCCGCGCTTCGCCTATGTGGTCCAGAGCTACGACACCGCCTTTACCGAGAGGACCGCCAACGACGCCACGGCCTGCTCGGTCTGGGGCGTCTTCGAGATGCCGGACGGACGGTATGGGGCGCTGCTGGTGGACTGCTGGCGGGACCACATCGAGGTGCCGGACCTGCTGCCGCGTGTCCTCAAGGAATACGAGGCGGAATACGGCGCGTCAGCGGTCGAGGCCGAGTTCGGTGCGCCGCTGATCGGCCCGACCCGCAGGAAGCAAAGCCATGGCCGCCGGCCGGACATCCTGGTGATCGAGGCGAAGGGCTCCGGCATCGGCCTCTGCCAGTCACTGGCTCGCCAGAAGATCCCGGTGAAGGCCTACAACCCGGGGAAGCTGGACAAGGTGGCCCGCGCCCATCTGGTGACGCCGCATCTGGATGCCGGCCTGATCTGGGTTCCGGAAAGCCGGGTGCCCGAGCGCAAGGGCCTGCCGACCGATTGGGCCGACGAGCTGGTCAACGAGTGCATCGGCTTCGGCCCCGGCTCAACGCGAGACGACATGGTCGACACCCTGACCCAGGCCATCCGCCTGCTGATCGACCAGCGCTTCCTCGTCCTGGAGGACGACGCCGACGCCACGCCGGAAGAGCCCGACGAAGAGCGGCCGTCCACCAACCCCTACGCCGCCTAACCACCCACCCGCCCGCTGCCATGGGCGTCAACGTCGCTGCCGAACACACGAACTCCTCGGGACTGGCGAGCGGGAACGACCCGCTCCTCCAGCGACGGGAGGATGGCAGCGCCAGACCTGAGGAGACCACAAGATGCCGACGAACATGAGCATCCAGCCCTGTCGGGCCTGCGGCGCCAAGCCGGGTGCCGATCACTTCGGCGGGTGTCCGGAGGTGGTGGGTCCCGGCCTGTCCTTCGGCGATGCGCTCGTTGCGCTGAAGGCCGGCAAGCGCGTTGCTCGCGCCGGCTGGAACGGCAAGGGCATGTGGCTGGCGCTGAGCTGCGGCGAGACGCGCGAGATCCCCGCTGCCTCGTTCTGGTCGCCACACAACAAGGCGCATGCCGAGGCGCAGGGCGGCACCGCGAAGGTTCTGCCGTCCATCACGATGAAGACCGCCACCGGAGAAATCCTGATGGGTTGGCTCGCCAGCCAGACGGACATGCTCGCCGAAGACTGGTGCGTGGTCGCCTGACCATGGACGCCGTCCAACTCTCCGACCTCTGCCTCTACATCGGAGGCGCCGTGATCGTCGTCGGTCTCGGTGTGCTGTGGTGGGACATCAAGGGTCGGGGAGAGGGCTGATGCTTACCATCCACTCCCGCTTCCTCCTCGCCGCCATCGCCATGATCGAGGCCGTGCGCCTCCGCCAGCAGGCCAAGAAGGACTGATCCCCGTGGGTATGAACGTTCCGCCCCTGCCGCAGCCCGCGGCCGGCCCCACTCCGGCCGACCTCGCCGCTCTGGCGCAGGTCGCCGGCGCCGCTGGCCCGCAGCAGGAATACGAGGAGCAGCCCGACGGCTCCGTCATCGTGCGGGACCTGCTGCCCGAGGAGGCGGAGACGCTTCCCTTCGATGCCAACCTCGCCCAAGCCATGGAGCCGATTGACCGGCAGATGCTGGGTGCGGAGCTGTGCGACCTGATCGAGCGGGACATCGAGGCGCGCGAGAAGCGGGACAAGCAGTATCAGGAGGCCCTGAGCCGCGCCGGTCTGGCGGGTGACGACAATGCCGTCGGCGGCGCGCAGTTCCCCGGCGCCAGCCGCGTCGTGCATCCGATCCTGGCCGAAGCATGCGTCGATTACGAGGCGCGCATCGTCAAGGAGCTCTGCCCGCCGAACGGACCGGTCAAGAGCAAGATCATCGGTACGCCGACTCCGGACAAGCAGGCCAAGGCCGACCGCAAGGCGCGGTTCATGAACTGGCAGCTGACCGAGCAGTGCAAGGAATACATCGGCGAACTGGAGCAGCTGCAGACCCAGGTTCCGCTCGGCGGCTCGCAGTACCTCAAGGTCTGGTGGGATGGACAGAAGAACCGCCCCGCCTTCGAGTTCCGTCCGCTCGACGACGTCATCCTGCCGGCGGCGGCCGGCCAGTGGCACACCGCGCGCCGCAAGACCGACCGCCTGCGCCTGGTTGAGGCCGAGTGGCAGGCCCGCATTGCCGCCGGCATGTACCTCGACAACGGCTCCGCCCCGCCGCTCGCCCCGGACGAAACCCGGACCGGCCAAGCGAACGACAAGATCGAGGGCGTGGACCGCGACGCCTACAACGAGGACGGCGTCCGCCTCGTCTACGAGTGCTACGTCGAGATGGACATCGGGAACGGTGACGGCGTCGCTCCCTACATCGTGACCATCGACGAGTACACCGAGCAGGTCGTCGCCATCTATCGCAACTGGGACGAGGCCGACCCGACGCGCCAAGCCCTGGCCTGGATGGTCGAGTTCCAGTTCATTCCGTGGCGCGGCCCGCTCGGTATCAGCTTGTGGCACCTGATCGGCGGTCTGGCCATCGCCGGCACCGGCTCGCTGCGTGCGCTGCTGGACTCCGCCCATGCCTCCAACGCGCAGGCCACGGCGATCCTGAAGGGCGCCAAGACCTCAGGTCAGACGAAGAACGCGCAGCCGGGCGAGGTGCTCACGATCGAGGCGCCCGCCGGCCCGACCGATCCCGACATCCGCAAGCTGGTGATGCCGCTGACCTTCGCGCAGCCCTCGGCGGTGCTGTTCGAACTGCTGGGCTGGCTGACCGACGCGGCCAAGGGCGTGGTCACAACGGCCGAGGAGAAGATCGCCGACGCCAGCAACTCGATGCCGGTCGGCACGGCGCAGGCGCTGATCGAGCAGGGCAGCCGGGTGTTCTCGGCTATCCATGCCCGGCAGCACCGCTCCCAGGCCGAGGTGCTGGCCATCCTGCACCGGCTGAACGCCAAGCACCTGACCGAGCAGGTGGTGATCGCTGAACTCGGCGACCTGATGGTGACGCCGCAGGACTTCCAGGGGCCGATGGATGTGGTGCCGGTGTCGGACCCGGCCATCTTCTCCGAGACCCAGCGCCTGACGCAGGCCCAGGCCATGCTGTCGATGGCGACGGCCGATAGTGCCAACCCGAACCCGGCAGTCGCCAGCCTGTGGGACCAGCGCGCGGTGCGCAAGGCCGTGCTGGAGGCCATGAAGGTCCCCAACGCCGACGAACTGCTGCCGCAGCCCAAGCCGCCCCAGCCGACCGACCCCGCGTCCGCGGTGGTGGCCATGCTGAACGGCCAGCCCGTCGGTGCCGACCCGTCCCAGGACCACGTCGCGCACATCGAGGTGGTGGCGCAGGCGATGCTGGATCCGCTGCTCGGCGGCTCCCCGCTGAACGCCTCCAAGTTCGTGCCGGCGGCCACCGCCTACATCGGCCAGCACGTCGCCATGCTCTACCTGCAGATGATGCAAAAGGCGGCCCAGCAGGCAGCGGCGACGATGCCCGGCATGACGCCGGAAGCGGCTCAGGCCATGGCTGCCCCGCAGGTCAAGGCGATGCTGGCGCAGCACTTCTCCAGGCTGCCCGAGACCGTCCAGCAGGGCATCGGCCTCCTGAAGCAGTCGCAGGACATGGTGCAGGCCCTCCTGCCCAAGCCGCCGCCCGATCCGCAGACCGCCGCCGACATGGCCGAGGTCGAGCGCCGCGCCGAGCGCGATCGCCAGGATGGCCAGCTGAAGGCCGCCGACATCGCCGCGAAGGAGCGGATGAACGACGCCGACAACGAGACGGACATCCAGATCGAGCAGATGCGCGAGCAGCACACGACGCTGCGAGAGGCCATCAAGCCGCACCCGGGAGCCGGAGCCGATGCTGATCTCCGTCCCTAAACTGGAACGCGCCCTCCGTGTCGCTGCGGAGGAAATCGAGCGGGCGGTCTTCGACACCCCGCCGGCGACCCTGGAGGACATGCGGCACCGGATCGGCCGCCGCCAGGGTCTGCAAGACGCCCTCACCATCATTGCTGCCATCGTGAAAGAAGAGGACGACGAGGAATGAATACCGTTTCGTCGCTGGTGCTGCCCAACTCCGCCGAATGGAAGGCGATGATGGGCGAAACGGCGCAGGCCCCGGGCGCTGACCTGGAGGAACTGTTCCCCTCCGCCGACCCGGGCATCGAGCCGCTGGGCGGCCGCATCCTGATCCAGCTCCGCACCCCGCGCAGCAAGACCAATGGCGGCATCCTGCTGACCGAGGACACCAAGGCCAACGAGCAGTGGAACGAGATGACCGGCAAGGTCATCGCCGTCGGCCCCGTGGCCTTCAAGAAGCGGGACGACCTGCAGGAATGGCCCGAGGGTCAGTGGGTCAAGCCGGGCGACTTCGTCCGCGTCGGCAAGTATGGCGGCGACCGCTGGTCGATCGATCTGCCCGACCGGCCGGGCGAGAAGGCGCTCTTCGTCACCGTCAACGATTACGACCTGCTGGGCAAGGTCACGGCCGATCCCCGCGGCATCAAGGCCTGGGTCTGACCGGTCCTTCCACCCCACCACCGATGATCCACCGCGGCGCCCTCGACGGCGCCGTTCCCTTGTGAGGAGCCACCATGGCTTACGATGACGCGCTTGAAGACGACGAGCGCGACCTGAATACCGGTCGCGCCGATCATGAGGACGACGGCGACGACGAGCACGAGCGCCACGATCAGGACGGCGACCACGGCGGCGGCACCGATGACGGTGACGACCATGGCGAGGACTCGGCCGAGGAGCGCCGCAGCGCCCGCGCCGAACAGCGCCGCCTGGAGAAGGAGCGCCGCCGCCGCGCCCGTGAGCGCGACCAGCAGCTGATCCGGGATCAGGCCCGCCGCATCGAGCAGCTGGAAGCCGCCGTCGGCACCATCGCCCAGCGCACCGACATGGGGGCTCTGGAGACGCATCTGGCCCAGGCCGGCAGCACGCTCCGTCAGACACAGGCGAAGCTGCGCGAGGCGATGGAGAGCGGCGACTTCGATCAGCAGGTTGCGCTCCAGGACGAACTCTATGCAGCGCGCCGCCGTGTCGAGGATCTGGAGGCGCTGAAGCAACGCGCTACCCAGCAGGCCCGGCAGCCGCAGCAGCCGGCCCAGCGCCAGCAGCCGGCCGTCAACACCGCCAAGCTGGCCGCCTTCCAGGAGGCCTTCTTCGACGAGAACCCCTGGTTCAACCAGAACCTCGCCGACGAGGACAGCCGCTCGGCCGCAAAGTTGAGCGAGGATCTGGCCGGCGAGGGCTACGCCCCCGACACCCCGGCCCACTGGCGCGAACTGAAGGCCCGCCTGCGCGAGCAGCGCCCGCACCTGTTCGGCGCCAAGCCCGCCGCCCAGCAGCAGCGCCAGCCCGGCCGCTCGCCCGTCGGCGGCAGTGGCGGCTCGCGCGGTGCCCAGCCCGGCGGCCGCGCCGACGAGCGCCGGCTGCCCTCCGAATACGTCAAGACGCTGAAGGACGCCAACCTCTGGGATGACCCGGCGACCCGCAAGCAGATGACCGACGAATACTTCGCCTCCGCCAAGCGGCACGGCGTCTAAGGAGATCACCAAGATGACCGAGCCCCGCCTGAAGCGGACCGCGCTGGACGACCGCACCGACCGTGTCGATGAGCGCTTGGCCGATGACCGCGCGTATGATGACCGCGCGATGACCGAAGATCGGGCCATGTCCGATCGTGAACTGCGCGACCTCCTGCGCAACCAGATGGCTGAAGCCAAGCTTCCCAACCCGCCGGCCCGTCCCGGCGTGCACTTCGCCTGGCTCAGCAGCACCAACGAGTCCGACACCATCGCCACCCGCATGCGCCTGGGATACGTCCCGGCCGTGAAGGAGGATGTGCCGGACGGCTTCCCGCTCGACGTCTCCGAGATGCGCCTCTTCAAGATCTCCGAGGACCGCTACCAAGCCATCATGTACCTGCAGCACCATGAAGCCCCGTTTGAGAGCGAACGGGATATCAAGGCGCGCGCCAAGGATGGTGTCGGTCAGCTCCGCGGCCGGATCAGCGAAGAGAACGACGGCGACGACAGCGGCTTCGAAATCGAGGAGCCGCGCCGAGGACGGCCGCGGTTCTCCTGACCCCAACCCTTGCCCTGAGAGGCAACCATGGCTTCGACCTCCTCCCCCTACGGGATGCGGCCGGTCTACCACCCGTCCGGCCAGGTGACGATGGTCACCCTGACCGACGGCATCGCGTCCGGTCTCGCCTCCGACATCTACATGGGCCAGCCGGTCAAGATGACGACCGCCGGCACCATTACCCCGGTCACCGCCACCAGCGACGCCTTCATCGGCGTGTTCTGGGGCTGCCAGTACATCCCGGCCGCGGGCCTGCCCCCGGTCATTTCGAACTACTGGCCGGCCAACGCCACCTATGTGGCGGGCACCTGCAAGGCGTTCTTCTTCAACGACCCGGCCATCATCTATCAGGTGCAGGCCGATGGCTCCGTTGCGCAGGCCGCCGTCGGTGACCAGACCAACTTCACCAACCTGACGGCCAGCAACGGGCTGGGCAACTCGGCGGCGACGGTCTCGGCCACGCTGGTGGGTGCCGGCACGCAGGGGCAGGTCCGCGTCATGGACCGGAACCTCTACCCCGGCAACGCCTGGGGCGACGCGTACACGGACCTCTGCGTCCAGATCGCGCGTCACCAGTTCGTCAACCCGCAGACCGCGATCTAAGGAGGGCTGACCCATGTCGACCCCCATGAACTCGGCCCAGTTCAAGGCCATCGTCGAGCCCATCCTGAACAAGCCGTTCAAGGGCATCTACGACCAGCGTGCCGACGAGTGGAAGCAGGTCTTCCGCTTCCTCGACAGCCCGGTGAAGCGCCGGTACTACGAGGTTCCGGTCATTGTCGGCTTCCGGCAGGCGCCGGAACTGCCCGAAGGCAAGCCGTTCGACTACGACACCGGGCAGACCTTCTACGTCGCGCGGACGGACTTCAAGGTCTACGGCCTCGCCTTCGCCCTGACCAAGGAGACGATCGAGGACGGCGACCACATCTCGCTCGGCACCACCTTCTCCAAGCATCTCGCTCAGTCCCTGATCGAGACGAAGGAGTGGAACTGCGCGAATGTGCTGAACCGCGCCTTCAACACCTCCTTCAAGGGTGGCGACAACCAGCCGCTGCTCTCGACCTCGCACCCGCTGATCAACGGCGGCTCGGCGTCGAACCAGCTGGCCACGGCCGCCGCGCTGTCGCAGACCTCGGTCGAGCAGATGCTGATCCAGATCAGCAACGCGGTCTCGCCGGAGGGCCGGAAGATCCGGCTGAAGCCCAAGAAGCTGGTGGTGCCCAATGCTCTGCGCATGCAGGCCAAGGTGATCACCCAGACCCCGCTGCGCACCGGCACGGCCAACAACGACATCAACCCCATCCAAGGCGAGCTGTCGGAGGTGGCGGCCTTCTCGCGCATGACCTCCAACACGAACTGGTTCATCCAGACCGAGACGGAGGAGGGCCTGCAGCTGGTCCAGCGCTCGCCCCTCGACAAGGGTATGGAGGGCGACTTCGAGACCCGCTCCATGCGCTACAAGGCCGACGAGCGCTACGGCACCTTCTGGGTCGACTGGCGCGACCTCTGGGGCACCCCGGGCGCCTGATCGCCTGCTGCCCACCAACGAAGAGCCCCGCTTCATGGCGGGGCTTTTTCGTTTTCTGCACCCTGATCACCGGAGCGTTTCATGACGCAGTTCTCCGACGACCTCTATCTCGGCGCCGCCTGCACCGGCGTCACCGCCGGCAACAACGGCGGCTTCGGCGTCGGGCCGATGGGCCGCACCTACACCTACGACATCGTGCCGGTCGCGCTCTCCGCAACCAATCTGGCTGCCTCGCAGTCCGGCACCGCCTCGACGGCGCTGACCCTGACTGCCGGCACCGGCATCACCACGTCCGTCGATGCCGTAGGCCGCACCGTCTACAGCACCGACGTGCCGCGCAATGTCCGCATCACCTCGGCTGGCAACGACAGCGCCGCGACCTTCCTCGTGTCCGGCGTCGACGCCTATGGCCAGCCGATGACCGAGCGCATCACCGGCGCCAATGCGGGTGTCGCCCAAGGCGCCAAGGCCTTCGCCGGCATCTATTCCATCACGCCCAGCGCCAACACCGCCGCCGCCGTGACGGTCGGCACCGGCGACAAGTTCGGCCTGCCGTTCCGCCTCTATGACGCCAACCACGTCGTCGGCGTGAAGTGGGCGAGTGCCCTGGCGCAGGACGCCGGGACCATCGTCGCCGGTGACAGCACCGACCCGGCCACCGCCACCACGGGCGACGTCCGCGGCACCTACCTGCCGTCCAGCGCCTCCAACGGCTCGCGCCGCATGACGCTGACCATGTTCCTCGGCGGCATCGCGAGCGGGCCGACCTGCACCCGTGCCGGCGCCCTCGGCGTGACCCAGGCCTAAGGAGACGAGATCATGGCCAAGACCCACAAGCCTGCCGCTGAGCCTGTAGCGGCTCCTGTCGAGCAGCCCGTCACCCCGACTGTCGAGACCGTCGCCCCGGTCGAGCAGGTCGCGCCGGTAGAGGCCCCCGCCGCCCCGGTGACCGCCGAACAGCCTGCCGCTGCGGTGGTGTCGGCTGATCCGGCCCCCGAGCCTCAGGATGAGGCCGCGCCCGATCCTCTCTCCCGCGCGCTGGAGGCTGCCGAGGTGGAGGAGGGCCACGTCCGCCTGTCGCTGGAGCACTACGAGGCCCTGTCCGTCGCGGACCTTCACCGCCTGTGTGGCACCCTCACGGGCCGGCCATTCCAGGGCGCTGCGGTCCACCCCGCCACCCGCACCGTGACCCTCTGATGCCGAAGAGCGTGACCATCGTCGCCATGGGCGACAGCCGGCGCGCGTTCCTAGAGGGCGCCCTGTTCCCGCAGGGCGCCGCCGCGCTCGATGGCGAGGTGTGGGCGATCAACCTCATGGGCGCCATCATCCGGGCCGACCGCGTCATCCTGATGGACGACCTGGAGGAGTTGGAGGCGCGCAGCGACTGGTCGCCGCAGGCCTGGGACGTGCTGAAGCGCCTGGGCGTGCCTCTGGTCACCAGCCGTCCCCATCCGGCCTTTCCGACCAGCGAAGCCTACCCGCTGGAGACGGTGCTGGAGTTGGGGCCGGCCTACCTCAACAACACCGTCGCCTATGCCATCGCTCTGGCTATCGCCGAAGGGGCCGAGACCCTGTGCCTGTTCGGCTGCGACTTCGGCTACGAGGGCCGCCCGGAAATCAAGGAAGCCGGCCGGGCCTGCGTCGAGTTCTGGCTCGGCGTCGCCGCGGCGCGCGGCATCGAGATCGTGCTGCCCGGCTCCACGACGCTGATGGACAGCCACAAGGCCGGTCACCTCTACGGCTATCGCGACCAGCCCACCGACCCCATGCAGGAGGCTGCCTGAATGCGCCCCACCACCGTGACCGTCTCCGCCGCCTCGGGGATCTCCACCCCGGTTGTGCTGGACTACCTCGTCTCCAACTTCAACGTCGGCTTGGCGGTGACCAGCCCCGGCGCGCACAGCAGCAAGGTCCAAGTTAGCTACGACGATCCGTTCGCGGCCTACGCCACCGACTACAACACCAACGCCACCTGGTTCGACCACGCCACGCTGACCAACGTCACCGGCAATGCGCAGGGCAGCCAGACCACCCCGGTGCGGGCGGTGCGGCTGAACAAGGCCAGCGGCACCCCGGCGGTCGCGCTGACGGTGGTGCAGGCCGGCGCGGGCATGGGGATCTAACCCATGGCCACCAGCGGCACGGTCGGCCAGACCGCCTACCCGGTCAACAAGATCATCGAGCAGGCCCTGCGCCGCTGCGGCATCGCCTCCTCGACCGTCAACGCCGAAATGCTGGAGGTCGGCCGGGATAACCTGTTCCTGATGCTGACCGCCTGGGCCAACCGCGGCATCAACCTGTGGGAGGTGCGGCAGGGCACCGTCGCGCTGACGGCCTGCGTTGGCACCTACAGCCTTCCCGCCGGCACGGTCGACCTGCTGAACCTGCTGTTCAAGGACGCCAACGGGATCGAGATCCCGATGACGCAGATGAACCGCGACGACTTCAGCGCCCTGCCGAACAAGACGCAGCAGAGCAGCCGGCCGACCCTCTACTGGTACGATCGCCGCGTGACCCCGCAGGTGACGCTTTGGCCGGTACCGGACAGCACGGCCGCAGGCGGCTCGCTGACGGCTTGGTACCATCGGCAGATCGAGGACGTTGGCGCGCTCTCGAACACCCTAGACGTGCCGATCCGCTGGCTGGAGGCGGTGGTGACCGGGCTGGCGGTCCGCATGATGCAGGAACTGCCGAACCTGGATGCTGGACGCCTCTCCATCCTCCAGGCCTCCGCCTCCCAGGCTCTGGCCGATGCGGAGAGTGAGGAGACCGACGGCGCGCCGATGTACCTGACGCCCGACCTCTCCGCCTACACCCGGTGACGCCATGGCCCGATTCCTCCATGCCCTGCCGGTCGCCATCTGCGACCGCTGCCAGATGAAGGTCCCGCACGCCTCGCTGGTGCCGGACGGCGACAATCCGGCGCTGCGCGTCTGCCCCGGCTGCCGCGACGAGATCGACCCCTACAAGCTGCCGGCGCGCCGGGTCGAGCAGATCGCCGTCCGCCACCCACGTCCGGATACCTCGCTCGGCATCAGCGGCGACACCCTCGGCACCGAGCAGGGCCAGGGCTTCACCATCACGACCGAGTCCGGCGACCGCATCGAAGTCGAGGAGTGACCCGTGCCCGACGTTCCGATTTCCCAGCTGCCGGCGCTCCCGTCGGTCAGCCCCTCCGCCTATGTGCCGATTGACCAGGATGGCCAGACGGGCCGCGCGACCGTTGCTCAGATCGGTGCTGCCGCGCAGAACCTGACGCAGAGCCTCCTGACCGTCAGCGATGAATCGTCGACGCTGCCGAACAGCCGCTACGCCTCGGCCGGCAACGGCATCACCAAGACGGACGGCGGTCCGGGCGGCACGCTGACCCTCAGCCTGACCGGGCAGGCCTCGGCCTTTCACCAGCTCAACGCCTATGGCTTGGTCACGCTGACCGCCGCCGGCACCGTCACCTCCCGTTCGCTGATCGGTCCGGGGAAGGGCTTCACCATCACCAACGCCGACGGCGTTGCTGGCAACCCGACCTTCGCCCTGACGGGCGGTCTGCTGTCGATCGAGGATCTGACCGGCCCCGGCGTGGTCTGCTCCACGGGTGTTGATACCTTCACGCCGCGGACCCTGACCGGCACGACCTACCAGATCACGGTCACGAACGGGCAGGGTGCTGCCGGCGACCCGACCTTCGCCATCGCCGACAACGTCCGGCTGCCCGGCACATCCGGCTTCGTGCCGCCGGCTGGGACGACCGACCAGCGCGCCTCTGTTCCGCCAGCGTTCCAACTTCGTGGCAACACTGATTTCCAGACGCTAGAGGTCTTTGTCAACGGCGAGTGGAAGACGCTCGCCGTGGGTGGCGGCGTGCAGTCGGTAGCGACCGGGACCGGGTTGACGGGCGGCCCAATCACTGACGCAGGTACCATCAGCATCGCTGATACCGGCGTCACGGCGGGCAGCTATGGCAGCGCCGGCAAGGTAACGACGCTGACGGTCAACGCGCAGGGGCAGTTGACGGCAGCCGGGGAGGCAGACATTACCCCGGCGGCCATTGGTGCCCAGCCGGTCGACGCAACGCTGACCGCGCTCGCCGGACTGAACGCCACTGCGGGCTTGGTAGAGCAGACCGGTGCGGACACCTTCACCAAGCGCGCGGTCGGCGCCGCGTCGGCGACGGACATTCCTGACCGGGCGGCGGCCGACGGGCGCTATGCCCAGCTCGGGGCGGCGAACACCTTCACCAACACGATCCTGATTGACAACCCCGCCTACCCGCAGTTTGTGCTCCGGGAGAGCGATGGCGGCGCCGATGCCAAGCGTTGGGCGGTCTGGATCAACAACGACGGCACCAATTCCTTTGCGATTGGGCCGCAGACGGACGCGGGCGCGGGCACCCAGGTTATCAACGTCACCAGGGGTGGGGCGGTCAATATCACCGGTAGCCTCTCGGTTGGTGGAAGCATCGTCTGGAACGCCAACAACGACGGCACCGGTTCGGGGCTCGACGCTGATTTCCTCGACGGTTTCGACTGGACGGGCCGCGACACGTCGATCCTGAAGGCCTCCGGTGCCTATATCGCGGGCGGCATCTACTACAACGGCGGCTGGAAGTATCAGAACGCCACCGGCCACGGCTTCTACATCCGCCACTCGGATGCGGCAAGCACGACGGGCGGCCGGCTCGACATCGGCTTCGCCTCGACCGCCAGCACCGGCGTCGACAGTGCGCCGACCATCGATCGCGTCTTCTCGCTCGACAAGAACGGCACACTGACGGTTCCGGCTCCGACAGGCACCACGCCGCTTGCCATTGCGAGCACGACGCTCGTCTCCAACCTGAATGCTGACCTGCTGGATGGGGCGCACGCTGACGCTTCCGCCACGGCCAACACCGTCGCAAAGCGCGACGCTGGCGGCGCGTTGTTCGCGACGACCTTCCGCTCCACCAACGGCTGGGGCGAGGTCAGTTCGACTGCTGGCGGGAATGCGATTTTTGCATCCAACCTCTACCATGACGGCACCACCTGGCGGACGCGGGCCACGCATGCCAGCATCGGCGCGCGGGCGCTGATTTTGAATGGCCCGGCGTGGGGTGATGTCAGCATTGCCGAGGTGTATGGTGCGACCGTTGCGGGCGCCCAAGTGGAACCGACCTACCGCACCGTCTGGCATTCCGGCAACTTCACGCCCGCCAACTACGCGCCTCTCGCTGGCGCGACATTTGGGACGGGCAATACCGCGCAATACCCTAACTCCGCTGTTATCATCGCCGAAAGCGCGCATGCCGTGTCGCGCCGCGCGGGCATCACGGTTGGTGGATGGAATGTTGTTTCTGATACGGCCGGGAGCGGAACCCGAGACTTCGGTCTATACAACCTTGCCCGTGCATCGTGGGACTTGATCGTCAGCGCTTCCGGCACGTTCGGCTTTAACAAGCCGGTGCAGCAGACCGTCGCCACACTCACGGCGACAAGCAACACGTTCACGCCGGACTGCTCGCTCAGCAACGAGTTCGACTGCGGCACCATCACAGCCGCGTCAATCATCGCCAACCCAACGAACGTACCGGCCGCGGGCAAGGTGCAGCCACTTTCGATCAAGTGGACGCAGGACGCCACAGGCGGGCGCACGATGAGCTTCGGCGCGAACTGCATCAACGTGGGGGGCACGAGCGCAAACACCGCAGCCGGCAAGGTCAATTTCGCCGTCGGCAAGATCTACAGCGACGGCAAGTTCTACTACTCCATTGTGAAGGGGGCATGATGCTTGGCTTTAGTGACTTCATGATGGGGATTGGACTTAGCTGCGCCGTCGATCCGTACGCGCAATACAGAAAACTGTTTTTGCGAGGTGACGGCGTAGACGGGACTAAGCCAACTCTTGATGAGTTAGGAAATCCCGTTACGTACTCAGGCAACGTGTCTCTGAGCGACGATGCTGGTTCTGCGTGGCCAGACTACAAGACGGCCTCGTATCACACTGGTGGCGGCATCTTTCTCCCCAATACGATGGGAAGCCTGGGTTTGAACGGAGTGCCCTTCTCCATCCTGGTGCGCCTGCGGATTTGGGGAACCTCTGGGATCGTCATGCAAACTGGATCCGCAAACTCTGATTGGGGTTCTCTTCAAAATCACATCTGGTTGCCCAACGCGGGTTCCATCGTTTGGCAGTTCGCCAGCCCTGATACCGGCCAATACAGCCCGTCGGGCGTAACCATCGCTTCCCCTGGGGGCGCCGGCGGCATTTGGGGGGACGGCAACTTGCATGAGCTGCTTATCACCTTCGACGGCACAACAACGTATGGCTATTACGACGGCGTACTTAAAGGTTCTGTGGCAAAGCCCTACAGCCCGCGGGGTGGTTTGAAAACTCGCATTGGGATGGATGTTGACGGGAATGTAGCGCTGAACTTCGCCCATAACGATTTCATCATCTATGACGGGGTTTGTCTGACAACCGCCGCATCGTATACGCGCGCTACGCAAGCGCCGTGCTGACAGGAGCAAATAGATGCAGTTTCCTGTAGTTTCCTTCAAGGCAGAAGGCGGCATGCAAGTCTTCGAGCAGCCCAGCCCCTTCTATTACGGCTCGGGAGAAGAGGCAATCTTGCACCCGTCGGTCGCCTGGGTTCTATGGAATGAGCAGGATTGGTCCGAGCTGTGCCCTGGGTGGAAGATCCTCCCGTTGGTCGATGTGCTGCCGGAAGCCCCCGGCAAAAAGGCCGTGCGGCGCCCGCAGGCCGATTGGCTCATCAAGGATGACAAGGTGGAGGTTGCTTACGATTTGGTGGACCTCACCCCTGCCGAGATCGAGGCAGCCAAACCGCCGGTGCCGCGGGCAGTGACCAATTTCCAGGCCCGTGCGGTGCTGCTGGCCGCCGGCCTGTTCGATCAAGTGGACGCCGCCATCAAGGCGCAGCCGGCCAACTCCACTGCTCGGCAGGCGTGGGAATACGCCAATGAAATCACCCGCAACGGAACGCTGGTCAACAGCGTCGCCGAAGCGCTTGGCCTGACCTCCGCCCAGTTGGACGACCTGTTCCGTCAAGCTGCCACGATCGAGGCCTGATCATGCTCGGAGAGTTCCTGTCCCTGCTGTCCTGCCTGCTGAATGTTCTGGCCGGCGGGCAGCGAGAGATCACCTTCTCGGCCGCCTCCTATGAGCTGGCTACCTTCGGCGCCACGCCGCGCGCCCGCTGGTGGGGCGTCCGCCGGGTGGCGTTCGTCAACTGGCTGAACCTCCACGTCACCGGCGAGGCCGACCACTGCCGCAAGGCCTGGGAGGCACACCTCGCCTTCTGGCGCGAGCGCATGGGGCTGGGTGCCCCGCCGGCCTAACGCCGACACCCAGCCACACCATCGGCCCCATCGTCCTGATTTCTGCAGCCTGAGGAGGCTTGCTTGTCCTTCACCGAAGTCTTTGGCGGCTCTCCGGTCCAGCCGGCGGAGGTGGCTTATCGCGCCCTCGCTCTGGCGGCGGATACCGTTCTGCAGTGGCCCTCGGTTGGGGCCGGCACTGCCAACGTGGCCGCAGGCATCATGGACGTGACCCCGAGCTCGGGCGGGCTTTCGATCCGCATGCCGCCCGCCGACGAAGTTTCCGTCGGCAACGCGGCGCTGGTCTCCAACGTGGGCGCAACCGCCTTCACGCTGCTGGACGCTGCCGGCGGCACCATCGCCAGCATTGCGGCCGGGGCGTCCTACGACGTCATCGTTACCAACAACGGTAGCCCGGCAGGCTCCTGGCGCGCGATCCAGCGCGGCGCTACCACCTCGGCAGCCAATGCCGGCGCTCTGGCTGGGCTGGGCACCACGGCAGTCGGCCAAATCCTTGGGGCGGGCTACGAGGTGGTGTCGACCTCGGCCCCGACGACGCTGGGCGCCAGCGATCGGGCGCGGCTCTATGTCTGGACCGGGGGCAGCGGCACGTTGTCGTTCGGGGGCGTCACGGCGCTGGGCAACAACTGGTTCGCCCTGGTGACCAATCAGGGAACTGGGGCACTGACCCTGGACCCCAATGCCAGCGAGACCATCGACGGCAGCACCTCCATCGCCCTGAACCCTGGCGAGTCCTGCATCGTCGGATGCTCGGGGGTGGCGCTCTACACCGTCGGCCGTGGACGCAGCGTCGACTTCACCAGCACCATGCTGGTCAAGGACGTCTCCGGCAGCGGCAGCATCACGCTGACCAGCTCAGAGGCCGGCAACCTGATCCAGCGCTACACCGGAACCCTGACCGGCAACCGCACCGTGGTCGTGCCGGCGGCCGTGAACGTCTACTACGTCCACAACAACACCGGCGGCGCCTTCACCCTGACCGTCAAGACCGCGACCGGCACCGGCGTCGGCATCGCTCCGTCGGAGAAGGCGATCATTTACTGCGACGGAACCAACGTCGTGGACGCCGACACCTTCACCCCCATTGCCCCCACCACCTTCACCGACGGCAACGTCGGCGCTCCTGCCATCGCCTTCCAGAGCGAGAGCAACACGGGCATCTACCGTCCGGCACCCGGGCAGATCGGTCTTGCCATCCTGGGCACCCTGCGGGCTTTGCTGAGCGCCAGCGGGCTTTCCGTTACCGGAGCAATCAGCAGCACCGGGAACGCGACCGTCGGCGGCGCCTTGGGGGTGACCGGCGCAACGACGCTGTCCGACCAGCTCACGGTCGGCAAGGCTGCGAAAGGCACGGTGGTGCCGGTCGCCTACAGCTCCTCCGTCACGCTGGACTTCTCAGCCGGCAATGACTTCCTGATCGGCACCCTGGCCGGAAACATCACGCTGCCCAACCCGACCGGTGCCGCCGCCGGGCAGGGCGGGGCCATCCGGATGCAGAACGGATCGGGCGGCCCGTACAGCCTCACTCTTGGCAGCCAGTTCAAGAAGATCGGCACGTTCTCAACCGGGCCGAACGCCATCAACGTCATCGCCTACAAGGTCTTCCAGAGCGGGGAAATCCTGGCGGTCATCAACGGAGGATTCGCCTGATGCCGACGATGACCTATGCCAGCCTCCGTCAGGATCTGCAGGTCTATCTGGAGCGCTCCGACCTCGCTGTGATCGACCAGATCCCGCGCTTCATCATGCTGGCGGAATACCGCTGCGCCCGCGAGCTGAAGACGCTGCTGACGATCAACTACGTCACCGGCGCCTTCCAGGCCGGGCAGGCGGTCTACCAGAAGCCGCAGCGGTGGCTGGAGGGCGTGTCGTGGAACTTCGGCATCGGGGCGACCGCGACAACAATCCAAAGGTCGCCGCTCTTCCTGCGGGCCTACGACTACATCCGCAGCTACTGGCCCAACACCAGCGAGCGGGGGGTGCCGGCCTACTATGCCGACTATGGCTACACGCATTGGATTGTCGCACCGACGCCGGACAGCGCCTACCCCTTCGAGGTCGCCTACTACGAGCGGCCGGAGCCGCTGAGCGAGGAGAGCCAGACCAACTGGTTCACCGACTACTGCCCCGACCTGCTGCTCTACGCCAGCCTCCTGGAGTCTGCCCCCTTCCTGAAGACCGACGAACGGCTTCAGGTCTGGCAGGGCATGTATGACCGGGCCAAGGCTGCATTGGGCGTCCAGAACGACCAACGTAGCGCCGACAAGCAGACGATCGGGGGCCGGTGATGGCGGATAAGCAGACCGTTTTCCCGGTCATCAGCAAGCCCGGCATCAAGCGCGACGGCACCGTCTTCGAGGGCGACGGCTATGTCGATGGCCAATGGGTGCGGTGGCAGCGCGGACTCCCCCGCAAGATCGGCGGGTATCGTCAGATCACCCGCGGCTTCTCAGGCCCGGCGCGGGCGCTCCATGTCCACCCGGTCAACGGCCGCTACATCGTGCATCAGTGCTCGGCCACCGCGGTGCAGCGTGTGGCGCTGAGTGCCGACGGCTTCGGCGACGGCGTCATCAACCGCACCCCGTCCGGCCTGACCGCCACCCAGGCGCGCAGCTGGCAAATCGCGACCATGTGGGACCCAACCGGAGCCGGCACGCCGCGCATCTTCGCCTATGCGGCGCGCAACCTCGACAGCATCAGTTCGGACGCGGCCGGCGTCACCTATTGGGGTGACATCACCGACACCAACCCGCTGACCACGGCGACCGGTATACCGCCGCTCAGCGGAGGCATCTGCGTCGTGCCGCCCTACATGTTCGCCTTCGGGTCCGATGGACGGATCGCCTGGTCCGACGCCGGCCTGCCCAACACCTTTACGGGCGGGGACAGCGGCGCCGCCAACATCACGAACGCCAAGATCGTGGCGATGCGGCCGTTGCGCTCGCCCGGCGGCCAAGCCCCGGCGGCGCTGATCTGGACACTCGACAGCCTCTACCGCGCCACCTATGTCGGCGATCCCGCCATCTTCTCGTTCGACAGCCTTTCCGACGAGTCATCCATCCTGTCGCCCAGCTCCATCGTGGAAATGGACGGGGTGTTCTACTGGCTCGGGACCGACCGCTTCTGCGCATTCAACGGCGTGGTGCGCGAGATCCCGAACGAGCAGAACCGCGACTGGTTCTTCGGCACCCCGACAGCGCCGGGCCTGAACTATGCGGCGCGCACAAAGGTCTGGGGCGTGAAGGTGCCGCGGTTCGGGGAAATCTGGTGGTTCCACCCCCGCGGCGATGCCACCGAGTGCACGCATGTCCTGATCTACAACGTGCGTGAACAGTGCTGGTACGACAGCGAAATCGGCCGCGCTGCCGGCTTCTACAGTCAGGTCTTCCCCTTTCCGATCATGGCCTCGGCGACCTCGCTGGCGGGTAGCACCGCCGCCGGCTTCGCGCTCTGGCAGCATGAGCTTGGGACCGACAGGGTCGAGGGGAACAAGACCTTCGCCATCCAGAGCTTCTACGAGACCGGTGATATCGCCTACGCCAACGGCGGCCCGATGCACTCCGGCTGGACCGGTGTAGACCGCTGGGTCCGCATCTACCGCATCGAGCCCGATTTCATCCAGCAGGGGCCGATGCGGGTCAGCGTCATGGGCCGCGCCTACGCCCGCGGGGCGACCGAGACCGACAGCTACGACTTCGAGCCGGGAACCGAGAAGGTCGACATGAAGAACCAGCGGCGCGAGCTGCGGCTGCGGTTCGAGAGCAACGTCCAGAGCGGCTACTACGAGGCCGGTCAGACGCTGGCGCACCTCGATGTGGGCGACGGGCGCCAGGGCCGATGAGCATTGCCCTTCCTATCGGAATGGACGTCCTGGATTGGGCGGCCAGTCTTGCGCTAGATTTCCCCCGGGACGATGTCCCGCGTCTTGATGACCCTTCCGCTTGGCGACAGTGGGCCGAGCGACTCCTGCAATCCCCGTCATTTTTCAATGCCCCGCGGCCGGACGCCTATCGCGACTGGCAAGGCTGGGCCGAGGCCGTGTGCCTCGTTGTCGGCTGATACGGAGTCCGCATGTTCAACGGCAACTTTCCCATGGTTGGGGGCCTCGCGACGCAGGGCGCGTCGGTGCGCCCACAGCAGCTGGCAACCGGCGGCATGGCCTACGCCGCACCGCCGGCCGGTTTTGATCCCAGCACCTACGGTCAGGGCGGTAACGGCGGCTGGCTGTTCTGGAAGCCGCCGGCTCCGGCGACCCCGGCCCCGGCAGCTCCGGATGCCAGCACCAGCCCCACTGGCGGCCTCGGCGGTCTGGGGGGAGGCGCGAACGCATGGCACGGTGGCACAGGCGGGGCTGGAGGAAGCGGCGCGGTACAGCAGGGCGCCAACGGGCGGGAGTGGTACAGCGACCGGCCGACCGGCTATGCGGCACTCAGCCCGGACGCCTTCGCGGCGACAATGGGTGGCGACCATGACAGCAGCATTGGAGGCCAATCTGATCTTGGCCTACTGGATGGCATCGCCACCTTCGGCCCCAACGCTCTAGGCATCGCAACATTCGGGGTGCCGTCGGCCTTAGGTCTGGCCTATGGCATAGCCAACAACAACCAGAGCCTGAGTTTCAAGGATGCGCTGAAGGACGGACTGTACGGGCTGCGGGACTCCCTCGGCTTAGTAACTGACCACGAAGGTGACGGCAGCGGCAACAGTGACGGCTTCGGCGGCAATAATGGCATGGCAGGCGATCCTGGGCATGGCACAGGTGATCCTGGCTCCGCCTATGGAGCGACCGGCGGCCTGCTTACCCCCCACGGATTCCGAAAGCCGCTGGCCCGTGGTGGCCTTGCCTCATCCGGCCTGATCCATGGCGAAGGTGGAGGCCAGGACGACCGCGTCCCGATGACCATCCCCGCCGATAGCTATGTCATCCCCGCCGACGTCGTGTCTGGGCTGGGCGACGGCAACCCGGAGGAAGGAGCCCGGCGCCTGCACCGCGCGGTCGGCGGCCCTGCTCCCATGGGCGGTCTGTCTCGCCCTGGTGTCCCGGTGGCGGTCTCGCCGGCCGAGCAGGTCATCCCGCCTGAGCGCGTGGCGGCCCTGGGCGACGGCGATACGGGCCGAGGCGAGAAGGCGCTCGACGGCTTCATCCGGAACGTCCGCAAACACAAGACGAGCAAGGGCGCGAAGCACCCCCCGAAGGCGCGCCCGGCCGATACCTATATGCCGCGCGGCGGCAAGCGCTAAGGAGCCAATAGATGGCCACCCTGACCACCACCTCGACCAGCAGCCTGCCGCCCTGGCTCGATTCCGCCTACCAGGACCTGCTGTCGCGTGCCGGAACCGCATCTCAGCAGGGCTATCAGCCCTATGTCGACGTCTCCGGCAAGGCGATCCCGCGCATCGCCGGCTTCTCGCAGGATCAACTCGACGCCTTTCAAGGTGTCCGCAACGCGCAGGGGCAGGGCAACGCGACCTTCGGGCAGGCGCAGAGCATGATCCAGGGGGCCGGCGGACTGTCGTCGCTGTCCGCGGCGCAGCCCTACATCAATGCAGCCGGCGGCAACTACGGCTCGCGCGCCGCACAGCCCTACTTCGACCAGGCGGCCGGCATGAGCAGCTTCAGCGCTGCGTCGCCCCTGCTCAACCAAGGCGCCCACGTCGACGCGGCGGCGGCTGCCAATCCGCTCGTCACCAAGGGTACGGGTAGCTGGACGAACAACGTCTCGTCCTACATGTCGCCCTACACCCAGCAGGTGACCGACCGCATCGCTGACCTCGGCGCGCGGAACCTGTCCGAGAAGCTGCTGCCGGCGGTGAATAAGACCTTCATCGGCAGCGGACAGTTCGGCTCCACCCGGAACAGCGACTTCACCAATCGGGCCGTCCGGGACACGCAGGAATCCATTCTCGGCCAGCAGTCGCAGGCGCTGGAGAGCGGCTACAAGACGGCGGCCGACATCTACGGCCAGGACGCCAGCCGGCAGCTGCAAGGCGGCCTTGGGCTCGGGCAGCTGACCGATGCCAACGCGCAGCGGCAAATCCAGGCCGGGACGCAGCTCGGCAACATGACGAACGCCGACGCCAACCGCCTGACCCAGATTGGGCAGAGCGCCGGGCAACTGATGGCGGGTGATCTGGACCGCCAGTTGCAGATGGCGTCGCTGGCCGGCGGATTGGCGAACAGCGACGCCTCGCGCCAGCTTCAGGCCGGCAACGCCCTGACGTCGCTGGCCGGCGCCCGGCAGAACTACAATCTGACCGACGCGAATGCCCTGTCCGGCATCGGCGCGCAGCAACAGCAGCAGAACCAGAACAGCCTCGATACGATGTATGGCGACTTCCAGACCCAACAGGGCTGGGACAAGAACAACCTGTCCTGGATGTCGTCGATCCTGTCGGGTTCGGCCAAGCCGACCACCACGACCACGACCAGCCCCAGCGCCAGCACCGGAAGTCAGATCCTCGGCGGCCTGACCTCCGGCGTGGGATTGCTGGGCGCGGCCGGCGCGTTCGGGAAGGATGGGTGGGGTGGCAGCGCCCTCAGCAGCATCGGGAGCGGTATTTCAAGCGCCGCCAACTGGGCATCCAGCTTCTTCGCTGAAGGCGGCCGCGTGAAGCTGGCCCGCGGCGGTCTCGCTCGACCCGGCTTCGCCGATGGCGGATCGGTCGACTACACCACCATGCCGGAGGACGTGCTGCAGCAGGCCTACCAGAACGGCGACCAGTATGCGGCCCGCGAGTTGAGCCGCCGCCAAGACGCCGCCGGTTTCAGCAATTTGGCGCGCAACGCCGGCAAGGCGATCGGGCGCGGTCTGTCGGCCCTGAACTCAAATGCCTTCAAGACGGCGCCCGACAATACCGGCGATTCCGTCAATCTGCCGTTCAACGACTTCAGCCATTTCGACGGCGCGTACCCGACGCCTGATGAAATCGGAGGAGGCTTGGGTCTTGCCACGCCGCTGCCGGGCAGGAAGCCGGCGCCCCCGATCGCGCGGACTATCGACCTCCCGCGCAGCGACTATTCTGCCTCGACCGCTGACCCCTACATGACCATGACGCCGGAGCAGCAGGTTCGGCAGGACATTGAGGAGGAGGTCGGCCCGTCCCCCGGACCGACACCGATGGGCGGCCTGGGGAGCCCGCAGCCCCCCACCAACAGCGCCCCACGAGGCGGTCTGTCCGCTCCGGCCGACGCTGGCGGCGGCTCCGACCGCTGGGGGGCCGACAGCGACATCTGGACCACGCTCATGGCCACCGGAGCCGGCATGTTGTCGTCGAAGTCACCGACAATGATGGGCGGTGTCGGCGAGGGGCTTGCCAGTGGATTGGGGGTCGCGCAGGCGTCCAAGGATCGCGCGATGAAGCAGAAGCTGCTGGAGCGCCAGCAGGGCAACGACGACACCCGCCTCAGCCTGGAGCAGCGCCGGGTCGATGTGGCCGAGCAGCGGGAAATGCGCGAGGCCGCCAGCGACCTGCTGACCCTGACCGGTGCCGGCGACAAGAACCAGCCGGCCCAGGCGAAGATGATCAAGTACCTGATGGACGGGGGCATGTCCCGGGAGGAGGCCACCGATCGGGTGTTCGGCGCCAAGACGGACCCGCTGGAGCGCGCCAAGCTGGTCGGCAACATGGCGAAGATCTACGCCGAGAGCGGCGACGATCCAGACGCGGCGCTGGAGAAGGCCCGCAAGACCGTGGACATGCTGGCTCCGCCCCGCACCTCCAATGCCCGCGGTGCCAGCAGCAACCCCGGAATCAAGGTTGGGACGCAGGCCCGACGGGCTGACGGCTCCACCATCACCTGGAATGGAAAGCAGTGGGTGGCGCAATGAGCGAGCGCTTCGACAACGACCCGTACGCCCCGCTGATCGAGCAGGCGGCGACGGCCTACAACGTCGACCCGTCGGTGATCCGAGCCATCCTGCACCGGGAGTCGGCCGGCAACCCCAACGCCGTCTCCCGGGCCGGCGCCGGTGGCCTGATGCAGCTCATGCCCGGCACCGCCGCCGGGCTGGGTGTCACCGACCGCTTCGACCCGGCGCAGAACATCGACGCCGGTACGCGCTATTACCGGCAGATGCTGGACCGCTTCGGCGAAGACCCAGAACTGGCGCTTGCCGCCTACAACGCCGGACCCGGGCGTGTTGACAAGCACCTCGCCACCGGCGCGCCGCTGCCGGCGGAGACCCGCGCCTATGTGCCGGCGGTGCTGGCGCGGGCAGGGCAGGGTGCTGCACGCGCGGTCGACCCGCTGTCACTGCTGCCGGAGGATGCGGTCCTGATCGGCGATGCCGTCGACCCGCTCGCCAGCCTGCCGCCGGATGCGGTGCTGATCGAGGACGGCGCCAAGCCGGCCAAACCGGCGGAGAACCCGTCCTTCGCGTCGGTGCGTCGCGGCTTCTCGCGCTTTAAGCAGGGTGCCGCCGGTGTCGCCGCCGACGTCGGGCTGCTGACGCCCGAGACCGCGGCCAAGACCATCGCCGAGGAGCAGCGCTACCAGCAGCAGATCGCCGCACCGCCCGAGACTCAGGACGCCGTGCGCCGCATGAATGAGGCCGGCTCCGTGGCGGAGTTCCTGTCGGCGCTCTACGAGCAGCCCGGCGCGCTGCTGACGATCATGGGCGAATCCCTGGGGCAGGGCGCTCCCGGCATGGCCGCGGGCTCCCTCGGCGCGTTCTTCGGCCCGGCCGGTTTCGGTGCCGCGCAGGGCGCCGCCTCGGGCGCCACCGAATACGCCTCGTCCATCCTGCAGTCGCTGGGTGATGCGGGCGTCGACCTCTCGGATCCGAAGAGCGTCCAAGCGGGGCTAACCGATCCGGAGCGCATGGCCGCGGCGCGCGAGTTCGCCGCCAAGCGCGGCGTGCCGGTCGCGCTGTTCGACGGCCTGTCCGCTGGCATGGCCGGCAAGATCATGCGGCTGGCCGGCGGTCCGCAGACGATGCGCGGCGCCATCGGCCGCGGCCTGGGCGAAATGGGCCTGCAGGCGGGCGCCGGCGCCGCCGGTGAGGCCGGCGCCCAAATGGCGAGCGAGGGCCAGATCAGCAAGCCAGGCGCCGTGGCGCTGGAGGGCGTGGCCGAAATCCCCGGCGGCGTTGTCGAGACCGGCATCGGCGCGCGTGTGCGCGGGCGAGAGCGCGTCGAGGCCGTCGCGCCGGCCATTGAGGAGGGGGCGTCACAAGAGTCCGAACCGCTGGCGCTGCCTGCGCCGCGCACCCAAGGCGATGGCTTCGTTATGGGCGACCAGCCGGAGGTGCGGCAGGCCCAGGCTGATGTGCAGCGCTGGGCGGACGAGATGGATGCCGCCGAGGAAGCGCTTCGTCCCGTGAAGGCTGGCGACCGCTCCACGGTCGAAGAGGCAGCGAATGCCCCCACCACCGAAGAGCGTGACGCGCTTGTCGAGCGCTGGACGGCTGCGCGTGACAACTACATGGCGGCGCGGAACCGGCTCGACAATTTGATGCCCGAGAAGCGCAAGCCTGAGGGTGTGCAGCCCCCAGACACCAATCCACCCCTACCACCGCGCAACCTGCCGGACGTCTACCGCGGCAACGAGGTCGACCCGGCCATAGCTGCCCTGCCGCCGGACGCCGTGTTGCTGGACGATGCCGGCCGACCGGCGCAAATCGGGGGGGCGAAGGCTGCCGGTCTGCTGAAGGCACCTCGCGGGAAGACGTTCGGCGACGGCTTCGAGATGACCAGCGCCGGCCAGCCTATGGCTCAGCGTGCGCTGCCTCGCTCCGACCGGTCTGGAGCCCTACCGGCGCCTGAGTTTATCGCGGGCAATGACTTCACCTTAGGGTCGCGCCGTTCCGATCTGGGCCGCGCCGCCGGCATGCAGGCCCGTGAGGCGGAGGAGAAGGCCAAGCCTGAAGAGGTGGCCAAGCTTCAGAAGCTGATCGACCGCCGTACGCGCGAGATGGGGTTCCTGCAGAAGTCGATCGCTTCGGAGTTCGACCCGTCTGAGCGAACCCGCAAAAAGAGCCTGTTCCAGCAGAAGAGCCGACAGGTTGAAGAGGCTCGAGTCCGGTTGGAGGTGCTTCAGCCGGCTCCAATCGGTCCGCAGCCGCCGGCGCCTTCGCGTCGGATCGATCCCACCGATCAGGCTGCCCCCACCGGTCCTCAGCCCGGCGACCGCGTCCGTGTGACCAACACGCGGACCGGCGAGGCCTACGAGGCGACGTTGGACGGTGAACGCGGTGTTCGGACTCTTGTGACGCGCGATGATGGGAAGCGGCTCCAGCCGCTCACAAGCGCCCATACCATCGAGCCCGTCCGACCCAAGCCGGTCAGCTTGTTCCAGTTCCTGGCCAGCAAGGGCGGCATCCGGGACCAGCGCGGCGAGCTGCGCACTATGGACCTGCACCGCACATTTGTGCCCGGCAAGGGCAAGCTGGTGCGCCCCAACGGCGGCCTGACGCTGGACCGGGCGCGTGAGCTGGCGGAGGAGGCCGGCTATCTGCGACCGTCCGACAGAAGCGAGCAGTTCGGCCGCACCGAGGTCAATGATCTGCTGGACGCCATGCGCGAGGAATCCTTCGGCCGCAAGGTCTTTCCTGAGGCCATGGCCCCGGAGCGCCCGGTGCCGCGCATGGAAGATCAACACGCCATGGCCGAGGAGGAGGCCGCGTCCTTCGCCCGCTCCATCGGCGTTGAGTTGAACGACCACGAGGCGGCCGAAGCCACACGCCTGATGGTCGAGGAGGGGCTGACGGCAGACGACGCCGTCGAGCGTGCGATGATCCAGGAAGGCTTGGCGCTTGCCCAGGAGGCGGAGCGCGGGCAGTATGAAGGCGAGGAGATACCCTTCGATGCAATCCAACGGCAAGGAAGCGGCCGACCTGGCGCAGAAGCTGCGGCAGCAGGCCGAGCAAGCGAACGTGAGCCCGGACCTGCGACAGCGGATGCTGGCCCAGGCCGAGAAGCTGGAGCGCGTGAGCGCGCATCGGCAGCAGGCGACCTCTCACTAACCGAGACCACCGACCAGGGGCAGCAGTTCCTGATGGGCGGCGTGCGTCCGGTCACCGACCGCGACCGCGCCGAAGCGGGCATGGAGAGGCCCCTCCAGCCCAAGGCCCGCCAGAAGCCCGCCGACGAAGGTCTCTTCGACGTGACCGGGCGTGGGCAGCGGGACCTCTTTTCCCTCCGTGATCCTGCGTCGCCGAACGCCAAGCGGAAGGGCGTTCAGGTTCCCGACTGGTTCCATGATTGGCTCGGCATCGCGCGCAAGCCAATTCAGGCGAACTGGGACGGGCTGTTCCGGAAGTTCGAGCGCAAGTCGCGGGAGGCCGGTACACATCTGCGCTTCACCTCGATTGAGGATCTTCGCAGCCATGTGGAGAGCGTTCTGGAGCGTCCGGACTTCTCCGTGCCGGCCACCAATGACGGAGCGCATCTGCTGGTGCGCGTAGACGCGCCAAACAAGACGACCGTCCTGGAGGTGAAAGGCGGCCCGCAGCAGCACCAGATCATCACCGCGATGCGGATGGACGACCATCAGGTGCTGCAAAAGCTGGAGGATGCCCGGCGGCGGTTTGGGGACTCCGCGGTTCTGGTGAGTCCACTGCACTCAGGGAAGACCCCGGAGCAGTTGCTCGTTTCCAGGTCCCTCCCCGCACCTCGCGATGCGGTTCAACCGGGCACCAATAATATGGGCTCGTCCAATCGCCATGGCAACAGGTCAGACGGCGAGGGGGCTCTCCGCGTCTCTCCCGAGTTCGAGCGCGCCACGCCTTCCATTGAGGCCGATCTTCGCGCCCGCCTCAAGCGCTACAGCATCGATGACCGCATCGGCTTCCGTCTGGTGGACGCGATCCGCAATCGGCGGACGGGCGAGGAAATCCGCGGCGCGCTCGGCCGTTATGGTCAGCGCGTGATCGAGGTCGCCACCTCGGCTCCGGACCGCGCGGCTACCCTCGACCATGAGGCGGTCCACGCCCTGCGTGAACTGGGCCTCTTCACCGAGAAGGAATGGGAGGTACTGAAACAGGCGGCTCTGCGCGACGACGGCGTGAAGATGGTCGATGTCCGCCGCCGGTACCGGAACATGAACCTCAGCGAGGAGGCGCTGTTCGAGGAGGCCGTTGCCGACCTGTTTGCCGACTGGCAAGCCGGCCGCCGCGATGCCGGGCCGGTGCGTGCTCTGCTGGAGCGTATCCGCGACTTCTTCGCCGCGGTTGGGCAGGCCCTGCGCGGGCAGGGCTTCGCGACGCCGGAAAGCGTGTTCCGCGCAATCGACGAGGGCCGGGTCGGCAAGCGCGGTGCGCAGGAGGCTCCAGCCGGTGCGATGGCGGAGGCGTTCGAGCGCCAGCAACGGAAGGAAGGGCAGGGGGAGCCGGACCGCTTCGCCCTATCCGCGTCCGAACAGGCCTTGGCCGATGCCATCCTGGCCGGCCACCCCTCCTTTGCTGAGCGGGCCAAGAAGGCGCTGTTCGGCAACCGGTCGGGCATCGGTTCTGAGGCGGTGCGGCAGTTCGTCAACCAGTTCGAACCGATCTTCGAGGCGGAAAAGCGCGCGGAGAAGGCGGCGGGCCGGCAGGCGAAGCTCCGCGACGCCAGGGTGTCGGCGGCCAAGATGACCGAGCTGGCGGTGCAGGACAGCGGTCGGCTGGAGAGCATGCTGGTCAACGGGCCGCTGAAATGGAACGCGACCGAGGGCATCGTCGAGACTGCATCTGGCATCGGCGGACTGATGGACATCTTCAAGCCGCTGAAGAATGCCGACGACTACAAGCGCTTCAACCTCTACGCCATCGCGCGCCGGGCCAAGCGGTTGAAGGCCGAGGGGCGGGAAAACCTGCTGTCGGACGCGCAGATCAGGGAAGGGATGTCGCTGGAAACGCCCGAGTTCCGGCAGGTCTTCGACGGCTACCAGCGCTTCAACAAGGCCATGCTGGACTTTGCCGTCGACACTGGCGTCGTCAAGGCGTCGGCCCGCGATGCCTATGCCAGCAGCATGGACTACGTGCCCTTCTATCGTGTGGCGGAGGAGACAGGCGAACTGCCGCCGCCGGCCACGCTGGCGAAGCTCTCCAACCCGGATCCGAAGATCCGCAAGCTGGAGGGTGGCACCGACAAGATCGGCGACCTGGCCGAGAACGTGATCCGGAACGCCACCGCCCTGGCGAAGGCCGGCATGCGGAACGAGGCCATGCGCCGCATCCACGGCGTGCTGACCGAGATCGGCGAGGTCCGGAACCTGAGCGGCGCCGACGAGAAGGCCGGCAGCGTCTCCTTCTTCGACCGGGGCACCAAGCGCCACTTCGTCGCCGATGATCCGTCTTTGATGGCGGCAATGGCCGGACTTCGGCCGGAGCAGCAGGCCGGTGTATACAAGGCCCTGGCCACCTTCTCGAACGTGCTCCGCCGCGGCGTGACGGCGTCGCCCGGTTTCATGCTGGCGAACTTCATCCGTGACTCCGCCTCCGCCTATGTCCAGACCGGCGGCACACTGTCGCTGGCCAACAACGGCCTCACCGGACTGGTGCGGGCGGCCAAGAAGGCGGACAGCGTCAAGGAGCTGAAAACCATCGCCGGTGTCGGCGGCTACGAGTTCGGGCATGGCGCCCGGGACATCGCCGCGGAGATGAAGCGGCGGCTGGGCGTCGAGGTGGCGATCACCCCGAAGAGCATCCTGGACAAGGTGCTTCGTCCGCTGGAGGAGGTCGGCAGTTGGACCGAGGTGGCGAACCGCGACGCCATCTACCGCAACCTGCTGGAACGCGGGGAGAGCAAGGCGGAGGCGGCCTATCAGGCGCTGAACCTGCTGAACTTCAGCCGGAAGGGCGCCAACCAGTCGCTGCGCTTCATGCTGCCGCTGGTGCCGTTCCTGAATGCCCGCATCCAGGGCCTGTACCGGATGGCCGAAACCCAAGGCAACCCAAGGGCGTTGAAGGGCGTGTTCGTGCGTGGGCTGTTGCTGACCGGGGTGTCGGCCGCGCTCTACGGCGCCTTCGGCGACGACGACGCCTACAAGGATGCCTCGATCGAGCGGCGGCTGAATTACTACATCATCCCAGTCGGTGACAGCACGGTGCTGATCCCCAAGCCCTTTGAGTTCGGCGCGCTGTTCTCGACGATGCCGGAGTTCCTGTTCGACGCCATCCGGAAGGAGGACGGCGCCGATCTGGCGAAGGCTGCGGCGATGACGCTGCTGAACACCTTCTCGTTCAACCCGATCCCGCAGGCGGTGCGGCCGGCGCTGGAGGTCTACACCAACTACGACTTCTTCACCGGCCGACCCATCGAGGGGCCGCGCGAGCAGAAGCTCGCCCCCGGCGAGCACGCCGATGCCCGCACCAATGCCGCCCTGAAGGCGGTCGGCCGAGAGACCAACATCAGCCCGATGAAGGCCGAACACCTGATCAGCGGCTATCTTGGCACGCTGGGTCAGATGGCCCTTGCTGGGATGGATGCGGTGCTGGCCGCGTCGGGGGCGGTGCCGTCGAAGCCGGCCGGGGCGTTCGGCTCCACGCCGGTGGTCTCACCGATGATCGAATCGGCGTTCGGCCGCTTCTACAAGGAGGGGCCTGACGCCGCGAACCGCTGGGTCGGCGACTTCTACGAGATCAAGCACAAGGCCGACGAGACCTGGGCCACCATCCGCAAACTCCGCCAGGACGGCGAGGTGGAGCGGGCGCGGACGATGCAGCGCGACAACATCGGGCTGGTGGCCGCACGCAAGCAGCTCGACAAGATGGGCGAGCAGATCGGCGACCTCTCCCGGCAGATCAACGAGGTCCGCGCCGATGACGAGATGTCGCCGGGGGCAAAGCGGCAGCGGATGGATGTGCTGATCAGCCGCCGCAATGCCATTGCCCGGCGGACGGAGCGTGTCCTGGAGCGGATCAAGGCCCGTCGGTCGGCAGTGATGGCCGTAGACGAAGCAGCCTGAATCCACATCTCAATTAACCTTCAAAGGCCCGCCCCTCCGGCGGGCCTTCTTCATGTGGAGGCTATGAATGCCCGACGATTCCCTCGACACAACGCACCAGCTCGCCGCCGACCTATCAACCGGAAGGCTCGCCAAGAGCCTAACCATCAGGGGTGAGAATTTCATCGGTGAGAACGTTCACAAAAAGCCCATCATTTCGCTGTTGGACGGGCGTTCCATCGTCGAGTTCGAAATCGGTCGCACCCTCAACAGGCAATGTAACGTCAGGCGCAGAAAGTTCCGTGATAAACCCTTGGAATTTAACGATTAAGCGACGCACGCCATGTTCGGAAGTCGCGCGTATGTAGTTGATCGGGTTTCTGGTTCGGATAGCGCCTTGCATAAGCACTCCTGAGAACAGAAGAGTCGGGCGCAAGTCTGCAAGCCAATTAAAATACGCTGAAAAGGAATGGGCGCCAAACAGGCGCCCTAAGTCGAGGGAGAAACGCTGACACAACGTCAGACGTCCTCACTATCCGGCAAACGCCTTTCGCATTCATCACCCACTCTATGAGGAGAAACCCCATGTCCACCACGCTCACCAGCGCGGCAAACCCGCCTCACTACCTCAGGTCATAACAAAAAAAGAGCGGCTCTCACACACAGAGCCGCTCCAAGAGACGGATAGCATACTCCCTAAAGTTGCTCTCGCGCCCGTCGCCCGACATCACCCTTCGGTGTCACTGATGGGGGATCGCGAACTTCGCTTTCGAGCGAGTGTGTCGCTGCACTAACCATTCTCCCGAAAGGACGTTGAGCATGACCACCACGCCCACCGGCGCGGCAATTCCGCACGCCGTCTGCCAAGCGGCCATCGACCTCGTAAAGCACTTCGAGGGGCTGTATCTGAAGGCCTACCTGTGCCCGGCCGGGGTGCCGACGGTGGGCTACGGCCACACCGGTCCCGACGTGCGACTCGGCATGACCATCACGGAGGTGCAGGCCGAGCAGCTGCTGGCCGCCGACCTGGCCGAAGCTGCCGCCGTCGTCGACAAGTATGTCCGTGTCCCGCTGCCGGAGAACCCGCGGGGAGCGCTGTCGTCCTTCGTCTTCAACCTGGGTGCCGGGGCGTTCGCCTCGTCCACCCTGCTGCGGCTCCTGAACCTTGGTGACACCGCCGGGGCAGGGGAGCAGTTCGGCCGGTGGACCAAGGCGAAGGTCAACGGGGTATCGGTGGACCTGCCGGGCCTCGTTGCGCGTCGGGCGGCGGAGAAGGCGCTGTTCACCTCCGGCGCTTGGCAGCCGAGCGCCAGCCCGTCGCCACAGCCGCAGGCGGGCCTCGTCGCCCCGCCCGGTGCCGATGCCGGCCGCATCCGTCGCGTCCAGGCCATCGTCGGGGTGAAGGCTGATGGCCACTATGGACCGGTCACGAAGGCTGCCGTGGTCGTGTGGCAGGCGCGGCACTTCCTGAAGGCGGATGGCGTCGTCGGGCAGGTGACGGCCAAGGCGATGGGGCTGTGAGAAGCGGGGATAACTCGCCCATCTGGGTAAAGCGCGGGCATCGGAAGCGCTCCGAGTCGCAGTCGTGCCTAGCCCATTTGGAGGGATCAAAAGGCGTAGTTATCCACTGAAGTACACACTTATACACATCAATCTTGTCGCGATTGCGTGTTTCACGGGTCGCCAGTTGTTTCACGGAGAGCGGGGCTTCTGCCCCTTTCGCGTTTGCGCTATAGTGCCGCCCATGACGAACCACGTAGGCGCGACACCGCGCCATTCGCTGCGCATTGCACAGCGAACCGTCTTCTCCCTTTTCGAATTTTGGCTGGCGATCCCGCTTGTCCAAAACGCACGGCGGCGGGGCTTCTGCCCGGATAACCCCGCCGCCGTATCCTTGCTCGGCCTCTTCAAAAGGCCGGGCTTCCCATGATCATGCACTTTCAAGGAGCCCAACGATCATGAATGGCTACGAACTTACCACGGTTGACTTTCATGGTGCCACTCTGGTGGCGATCCGCGGCGAGACTGATGCATCCACGCTGGTGGCGATGAAGTCAGTTGTCGAGGGCATGGGTTTGACCTGGGAGCGCCAGCGAGAGAAGCTGAATGCTCACCCTGTACTGGCGCCCACCATACGGGGGGTACCTTTCCCTTCGGCCGGCGGCGTTCAAGACACCCTCTGCATTCCGCTGTCGAAGCTCAACTTTTGGCTTGCCACGATCCATCCGAACAAAATCAGAGACGAGGCGATCCGCGCTAAGGTCATCGAGTACCAAGAGGAATGCGCTGAGGTTCTGTACCAGCACTTCTTCGCGAAGGCCGCCAAGGTGGAACGCAGCCGGAAGCAGAACGAGGCTCGGCAAATGCTGGTGGCTCAGACGCGAGCGCTGAATGCCGCTGCCGGGTTGATGGCTGAGGTCCGCCGCTCGATGGGTGCGCGGACTGCCGCTGAGGCTGCGCCGAACATCTTGCGGAAAGCTGGTGTGGTGTTGTCTGGCGGGATCACTCCGGACCCCTTCCTGCAGGGGGACATCTTCGACTCGACTGACGACTCGAACAGCCGCCCGAACTGAGCAAGCAAAGGCCGCCCTTCACCGGGCGGCCTCGCGTTCTTCGGAAAAGCTCTTTTATGAGGCAGAATCTATTATGCGCAATCAAGGATTGCTACATCTCGGTCAGCGGCTTTTGCCCGCTTGGCATGTTGTAGAAAACGATCATTCTTGCAAGCCTCTGACGATCATGAGACCAGTTCATAAAGATACTTGTTACTGCCTGCATGCTTTCATTCTTTTGAAAAACAGGCTCGGCTTGGAACTTACTCCATCCGATTGAGCAATCGACACCTGCTGAGCAGCCTGCGAAATTTCCTCCAGAATTGGCAGCCAAATAGCGATATCCAAGAACTTGCGCGTCCTTTGGAACGATAACAGCAACAGGTGCGCAGAGCGCCCCGTTTTTCGCGTATGGCGAGAAATATTTCCCGATATCGCCACCTTGATTGCGGATGTAGTTGTTAACCGGCCCTGCGGCGAGGGCTGAAATCGGACCTGAGAAGAGTGCAAGATTAGGCGTTGCTGTCGCTACCGCTGCCTGAAGGACTTTTTGAATATTCCCTGTAGCGTCATTCATGCACCCCGGATCAGGAACATGAACATAAGCTCCGTTCGGCACCTGAACTGTGATGTCGACGGCCCACATATTGCCCTGTCCGCAATTTGCCGGCGGCGGATCAACTTGGCAGGCCGGCAAGGTTTGAATCTGTGCTTCAGCGGGCGAAATGAACAGTGAAGCACCTAAAGCTATACTGAGCGTGAGGATTAGGGTTGTCAGACGCATGATCTCAGTCCTCCCAGAGTTCGGAAGCGCGAGTGTGCCTGTCAATTGATTGTGCCAAAGATAATCATGTGATCAGAACCTAGCCAAAAGACTCAGGAGCCTTGAAGTTCTTCAACGATAGCTATCCCTGCCCGCAGTACTCCGGCTGCGGGCTTTTTCATGCCTGAAAGGAGGCACCATGCTCCCGCTGCTGCTCCCCATCATCTCGGCCCTGGCGCCGATCCTGCTGCCCGACATCGTAAAGGCGGTGACCGGCGATAGCCCGGTTGCTCAGAAGGTCGGGGAGGCGGCCGTCGCCGTCGTCTCCCAGGTCACCGGTCTCCCGATCACCAGCCCAGCCGATGCGCAGGCCGCCGTCGTTGCCGCCCAGGCTGACCCTGCCAAGCTGGCTGACCTCTACCGCCTCCAAGGCGAACAGGTGCTCCAGCTGTTGACCCTCGACAATCAGGACCGATCCAACGCCCGCTCGCAGACGGTGGATCTGGCGAAGACTGGCAGCAACATCGCCTGGGGCGCGCCGGCCGTGTCCCTGGTGGTGCTGGTTACCTTCGGCGTGGTGCTGTACCGCGTCCTGTCCGCGCCGGCGGGGCAGGCTGACCCTAACGCTTCGCTGATGCTGGGTGCGCTCACCACAATGGCGACGGCGGTGGTCAGCTACTGGGTGGGATCGAGCGCCGGCAGCGCGGCGAAGGACAAGTTGCTGCGTAGAGGGTGA